ACACGACGCTCTTCCGATCTTTGCATATGAAGAATTGGGTGAAAAGTAAATGAAAAAGATTAGAGAAATGTATGAAAAGCTTTCAAGAGATGAAGAAATAGTATTTCAAGTTAAGACTAAAAAAGCTTTCGACGAAATTATTGAAAAGATGAGATGGGTGTTTGATGACTGGGCTTTTACATGGGTTCAAGACAGTTTAGGTTATAAAAATACATATTTTATATTAGGTATGTGGAGAGATGGAATGTTTCAATTACGAACATCTAGAGAAGATGACCATAATCATCAGATACATATTGTTGCTGATTATAAAGAGCGTCCTTACGAAGAAATAAAACATCTGCGTCAAATAGACAAGTTAATAGACATTATGGACGAACATAGAACAGACTTTGTAAAGAAGAGATTGCATATGGATAGGAACTTTGATTTAGTTAAGAAGGAGAATAAGAATGACTAAAGAGGAATTAGAAAAGTTGTTTGATATACCATTTCTTGATTGGGAAGTTGAATGGTTTAATGCGATGTTACAAGCTTATAGAGAAGGAAAACGTCTTATAGTAGGTATAGCAAGACAAAGAGGTAGAACTAAACTTAGTCAATGTTTTGATATTTATAGAGCTTTAGAAAGTGGTATAAAAGTTAATCAAGTTTATTTTGATGAATGTATAGGGGGAAGGAAATGTATAGGAGGATTAAATGAAGGAAGATAGAATTTCAATTCCGTTAGAGGAATATAAAGAATTATTAATGATTAAAGGTAAGTATGAGGAGTTAAAAGAATTACGTGGGTTAGGCGCTTTACCGTCTTATCCTAAAATAACTTATACAGAATATAGTAAAGAAAAAGATTTGAAACCACCTTATACAGCTACTTGTTCAGCTGGATATTTTGAGGAGGTTAAGAATGAAATATTATAAAGAAAAAGAAGTAGAAGTTAAAAAAGTAAAAAAGTATGAGATAACTAAAATGAGATGTGATCATTGTGGAGAGCTTATCACAACAGAAGATCCAAAATATTGTAGAGTTTGTGTATTTCCTAGATACCCAGAAGATGATGCTTATTTAGATGACGTACATAAAAAATGTTTATGTGATTATTTAACAAACGGGTTAGATAATATATGCTTGGCGTTTGATGATATTAGAATCGAATACGATGAATTCAGTCCTTATACATCTGATCATATTGATGAATATTTTGATGCGAAAGATGTAGACGAGGAATTAGATGAGGTTAAAGAGGAGGATAAGATATGATTAACGTAGGAAGTTATTACATAGCAAGTGAAAATATTAAATCATTAAATTATGAGTATGGATGTTTAGTAGTTACATATTTCTTTGATAACTCATCAGTAATGATACCAGTAGTTGATTTTGAAGACTATAAGAAAGAAGCTGAACATATAAGAAAAACATTAAGAAGATTGAAGGCGGAAGAAAATGCCCACAATAATAAGTAATTGGAAGGAGCTTTCTAAGATACGTCCGAATTCCAAATACAGAATTGTTATGGAGCCAGACGGAGGAGCTGCTTGGATAAGGCCAACTAAGGAGTTTGCGAAGCGGTGTACGGACGAACCTTGGTCTAAGCATAATGTGTATTTGGGAAAGAACATATTTAATGGGAACAATCCAGATTGGGCTACTGAAATGTTACATAAGTTTGGGTTTCGTGATGTGGAAATTGAGAATAAAAATATGAAAAGAGGGTCTTAGTTAGCTAAACAAAGACTCTTTTTTATTGGTTTTCTGCCCACTTTTAAAATGGGCTTACCCACTTTTATTTGACCAAAACCGATTTTTGAGATTTTAAAAATTTTGAAAAACGTTTTCTGCCCACTTTTTTTGGGCTTTTGCCCACTTTTTTTTGAAAAGTGACCACGCGGAAACCGTTGATATATAAGGGTTTGCGGGGATTCTGCCCACTTTCCCACTTTTTTATTCTAATCGGACAAAAAATAGTTAAATATAACAAATATGTTATAAATGAAAAAATATAAGAAATACGCGAAAAAAAGTGGGTTTTTGACCAAAACATAAAACGAGAGGAGAATTATATGAATGAGTATTTATGGCAATACGTAAGAATGGTTGATCCATTTGCTACAAAAGAGGAAGTAGCTGAACTAAAAGAACTTAATGAATGGGATTTATTAATTGTATTTCATAGTGGTAAGAAAGTAGTCCTTGATAGATATACTGGATACCACAAAGATGTTTTTTATAATAGCGTTAATGAATTAACAGAAGAACAAGAAAAAAAAGAATTTGCATATAGATTGAGAAGTCTGATGAATCGTAAATGGATTACACAAGAACAATTAGCGGAACAAATAAATACTTCTCAAGTTATGATAAGTAGATATGTTAGAGGCGAAACAATTCCAAGTGCTATAATTCTTAGAAAAATAGCAAAAGCCTTAGATTGTTCGATGGATGATTTCTTTTATCAAGAATATTAAGCAGAACTAGTGTTCGCGAAAAAAACATGTCCTTTAATAGAAGAAAGAGAGAAAATATAAAGGGCGGTGACTCACAGTCATACCCTTTTGTCTTTTTGCGTATAGAGAGGTGGAGTCTAGAATGAGAGAAACCGGTTCAAATGGTTTTCAAGCAAAATTAAAAAAGGAATTAAAAGAACGTTATCCAGGATGCATAGTGGCCAAACTAGATTCTGGAGATATTCAAGGAATCCCTGACTTACTTATTCTCTACAAAAACAAATGGGCCACCTTAGAAAATAAAAGAAGTAAGAAAGCATCTAGACAACCAAACCAAGAATATTACGTTGAGAAAATGAACAACATGTCATTCTCAAGTTTTATTTATCCAGAGAATAAGGAGGAAGTATTGAACGAACTTGATAACATGTTCAATAACTAGAAGGGAGAATTGAAATGATTTTTAACAGACATACTAATCTTGAGGGGCTACATGCTCCTTTTGGTGCTAGCAAATCAAGCTGGTTAAGATATGACGATGAAAAAGCTGTCGAATATTTAAAAAATATTAAAGCTGCTGAGTTAGGAACAAGAATTCATGCGTGGGCAGCAGAAACAATTAAATTAGGAATTAAACAACCTCGTTCAAACAATTACCTTTCAGCATATGTAAACGATGCTATTGGTTTTAGAATGGACCCTGAGGTTGTTTTATTTTATTCTGAATATTTCTTTGGTACAGCTGACGCAATAAGTTTCAGAAATAATACATTAAGAATTCATGATTTAAAAACAGGTGGTACACCAGTAAAAATGGAACAGCTAGAAATCTATGCTGCTCTTTTTTGTTTGGAATACAAAATCAAACCTGGCGAAATCAATATTGAATTAAGAATATATCAGAAAAACAACGATGTACAAGTTCATAATCCAACAGCAGAAGATATTTTACCGATTATGGATAAAATTATACATCTTAATAAAATTTTAGAAAGTAATGAAGGGAGGGTGTAAAAGTGAGCCCAATAGCTGAAGAAATGTCTTCATACATAGGTCAAGCAGAATTAAGTGATGAAGAATTCTTACAACACTACGGAATGCCTAGAAGATCTGGGAGATATCCATGGGGATCTGGTGAAGACCCTTACCAACATGGACAAGACTTTTTAAGCAGAGTTGAGGATTTAAAGAAAAACGGTTGGACTGAAACTCCAGAAAATATTATGAAAGAGTTCGGTATTACCACAACTCAATATCGTATTGAAAAAACCATTTGTAAAGATGAACGTAGAATGCTTAAAGTAGCTAGAGCTAAGTCTCTAAAAGAAGATGGACTTGGTGATAGTGAAATAGGTAGACAAATGGGTGTTAATGAATCTACTGTTAGATCTTGGCTTAATCAAGAATCTGAGTCAAGAATGCTTCAATCGAGAAAAACAGCTGATTTCTTGAAAGAACAAGTAGATAAGAAAAGAATGATTGATGTAGGTTCTGAAGTGGAAAGAGAGCTGAATGTATCAAGACAAAAGTTAGATACAGCTCTATACTTACTAGAACGTGAAGGTTATAACATATATGGTGGACGTGTTCCACAACCTACAAATAAGAATCAAATGACTACATTAAAAGTGCTAGCAGCACCTGATGTACAACATAAAGAAATATTTAACTTCGAAAATATTAAAACCATAAAAGATTACATATCTAGAGATGGTGGAGATACATATGAGAAGAAGTTTACATATCCAGCTAGTTTAGATTCTAAAAGACTTAAAGTATTACTAGCTGATGACATAGGTACCGATGGCAGACCTTCAAGAGAAAAAGATGGAATCATTGAACTTAGAAGAGGCGTTGAAGATTTATCACTTGGTGAATCTAGATACTCTCAAGTTCGTATTCTAGTAGACGGTAAACACTATCTTAAAGGTATGGCAGTTTATTCAGATAACATGCCTGATGGCGTGGATGTTGTATTTAATACATCTAAAACAAGTTATGCTAAAGCATTAAAACCTATAAAAGATGACCCTGATAATCCTTTTGGTTCAGCTATTAAAGATGCTGATCAAGGAGGACAATATTGGTATACAGATTCTAAGACAGGTAAGAAGAAACTAGGTCTTATTAATAAGAGAGCTGATGAAGGAGATTGGTCTGATTGGGCTGACACTTTACCTTCTCAATTCCTTGCTAAACAATCTAAACAAATGGCTAAGAAACAATTAGACTTAGCTAAAGCTGATAAGATGGCTGAGTTTGAAGAGATTAAATCTTTAACAAATCCAACTGTAAAGAAATATTACTTAGAAAAGTTTGCTAGTAGTTGTGACGCAGCTGCAGTAGATTTAAAAGCAGCAGCATTACCTGGACAAAAATATCATGTAATAATACCAATCAATAGTATGGGAGATGATAAGATTTATGCTCCTAACTATAAAGATGGTACTAAATTAGCATTAGTAAGATACCCACATGGTGGAACATTTGAGATCCCTATTCTTACTGTAGATAATAAGAATGCTACAGCTAGACGAATACTAGGTACAGATGTTAAGGATGCTGTTGGTATTACAGCTAAGGTTGCTGAACGATTATCAGGAGCAGACTTCGATGGTGATACTGTTATGTGTATTCCTACACATGATCGTAAAGGTAAAGTAAAAATTACAAGTACACCTGAACTAAAAGGTTTAAAAGGTTTCGATAACAAACTTGAATATGGTACTGAAGAACGTATTGGTGCTGATGGTAAGAAACGTTATTATCGTGGAGATAAAGAAGTTAAGATCATGAAGAATACTAATACTCAAATGGGTATCATTTCAAATCTTATTACAGATATGACATTAGGTGGAGCTGCACCAGATGAATTAGCAGCTGCTGTTAGACATTCAATGGTAGTTATCGATGCTGAAAAACATAAGTTAGATTACAAGCAATCATACATAGACAACAACATTGCAGCACTACAAAAGAAGTATCAACCTAAATATGATGCTAATGGAAATGTTATTGGTGGAGGCGGAGCTTCTACTATCATTTCTAGAAGTAAAGGACAAAAGATTGTAGATAAAAGAAAAGGAGAAGCCAAGGTTAACATCAAAGGAAAGAGTTGGTATGATCCTAAGAAACCTGAAGGTTCATTAATCTATACAAAAGCTGATGACAAAGATCTTTACTATGTTGATAGTACTTATGATAAGAAGGCTGGAACTAAGACAGTCATTACATCTAAAGGTAAAGCTATTACCTATGACATGACTAGTAAGGCCGACCGTGATAAGTATGAACCAATCATGAAGAAAGACCCTAAAACAGGAGCTGTAGTATACACCAACAAGGATGGTAGTATAACGTATAGAGTTAAGAAAAGAACAATTAATAGTACTCGAATGGCAGAAACAGATGATGCTATGAGTTTAGTATCCACTAGTAGACACCCTATGGAGGTACTATACGCGGACTATGCCAATAGTATGAAGGCCCTAGCTAACGAGGCTCGTAAAGAAATGGTTCGTACTGGTAACCTAGAGTCTAATCCTAATGCTAAGAAGGTATATAAACAAGAGGTAGCATCCCTAGAGGCTAAATTAAATGAAGCATTAAAGAATACTGTTAGAGAGAGAGCAGCTGTAAGACTAGCATCTGCAGAAATTAAATCAAAAAGAGCAGCTGATCCAGACATGAAACCTGGAGATTTAAAGAAGATTTCACAACGTTCTTTATCTAAATATAGATCTGAACTTAATTCTATTTCAAGAAGAGATAGAGCTGTTAAGATTACTGATAAAGAATGGGAAGCTATACAAGCTGGTGCTATTAGTGAGAATAAACTTAAAAAGATCTTAAACAACTCTGATCCTGACACACTTAGAGAAAGAGCAATGCCAAGATCAACAAATTCACTAAATACAGCACAAATTAATAGAATTAAAGCAATGTCAGCTTCTAACTTTACATTAAATCAAATTGCTGAAAAGATGAATCTTTCACCTTCAACAGTTTCTAAGTATTTGAAAGGAGCGAAATAACATGAATAAACAAGTTACAGCAACAACAATTGACAATCCTTTCAATCCTTTCGATGATTTCGATTCTTGGTTTATGTTTGATGTTGAAAAAGGTTATTACACAAGTTCAAAACTTGCAAGATTAACTCATTTAACTGATGATATGACAGAAAAAGAAGAAAATGAAGAGGTTGAAAGAGCAGTTGATAGATTAATTGAGATTGATCCATTAGACATTTACATAAAAGTGACACGAGAGACTTAAAAGCATAGGGGAGGGGGTCGTTAAAATTACACCCCCCACCTACATCGCGCCGGTCTTTATATTTTCCCCGGAGGGAATTTTTGAAAAAGGGGTTTGACCCTTTATCCTTAGATCGCACTTGAAGTGGCTTATAAGATATAAATCATTTCCTTTCAAAGACCTCCCGTGTTGGCCCACGTTGCTCTTACTTATTCTCCTTTCTATACATAAATTTGAGAAGTTCTTATATTCGTAACGATCTTATAGGACACTTCAAGTGCTGTCTAAGGGGTAGAAAACACCATCATAAAGTTTAGGAAAGGAGAAACAAGCATGGCAAAAGTCAAAGTAACTAATAATACTGAGAAGCCTAAGAAATTTAGGGCGGCATTAACGCCAGAGAACAGAGAGCTTCAACTGATATCTTTGGCTACTGATTTAGCCGAGCAACAGTTGAGAGATGGAACGGCATCTTCTCAGGTTATAACACATTATCTTAAGTTAGGTTCAACAAAGGAGCGCATAGAAAAAGAAATTCTTTTAGAGAATAAAAAACTAATCACTGCTAAAACAGAAATGATACAGTCTGCTAAGAGAGTTGAGGAATTATATTCAAACGCAATTTCTGCTATGCGTAGGTACAGCGGCCACGGAGGTACAGAAGATGAACCAGAAGAATATTAGAACATACGACGAACTAATAAAACTTCCCACTTTCAAAGAACGATATGAGTATTTGAAATTAGACGGAAGAGTCGGGGAAGAAACATTTGGATTCGATCGATACATAAACCAAATATTTTACAAATCAGAAGAATGGTTAGCGATTAGAGATTATGTAATATCTCGTGATGGTGGGTGTGATCTTGGAATACCTGAGCGTGAGATAATAGATGATTGTATAATTGTTCATCATATGAATCCAATTACAAAAGAGGATATTTTAAATAGAAGTGAATTTCTTCTTGATCCAAAATACCTCATTACAACAATCGATAACACTCACAAGGCTATTCATTATAGTAATGAAAAGTTAATACAGGACGAACCTGTAGAGAGATTTAAAAATGATACATGCCCATGGAAACATTAAAAGCGAGGTGATATATATGGCGTTAATAGATGAAAAATTTAACATTGAAACCAATAGAGGCGACATGTTGGATTTTAGTGTTAAAACTAATGATAGAGCAACTGGCGGACTTTATACATTTAAGAAAGATGACGTAGTAAGATTTAAAATACTTGAAGCAAAAGATTGTAGTAAAGTCGTGCTTCAGAAAGATGTAACTATTGTTGAACCTACTGAATCTGTTCTAATGGTAGTTCCTGCTGAAGAAATGAAAATTGGTGGAATAATCAATAAACCAGTCGAATATTGGTACGAAGTAGAATTGAATCCCGACACACCAGAAAGTAGAACTATTTTAGGATACACTAAAAAAGATGGAGCAAGAATACTAACTCTTACTCCTGAAGGCGATACTAAGAAATGATTGAAAATCAAAATCAATTAGTCGGTCAATTAGAAACCAATAACGAAATAGTTGGTCAATTAATCGATACCAATAATCTGATCGGTGAAATAACTACTGACCGCGAGTTGGTCGGTGAAATAGAAACCAACAGTGAGTTGATTGGTGAAATAGAAACTAACAACGAACTAGTTGGAGAGATATCAACCACTAATGAATTAATAGGCGAACTATCTATTGGTACAGGTGGAGGAACATTAAATTATGAAAACCTATACAATAAACCGAAAATTAATAATGTTGAATTAATTCAAAATAAATCATTAGATGAACTAGGCATTCAAGAAAAAGGCGAATATCCAAGTCAATCTTTAAGTAATAAAGAAATAGACGATTTATTAAACGGTTTTGTTGGTTAAAAGAAAGGATGCGATAAAATGGCAAAAAAATATTTAGACAATGATGGTTTGTTGTATTTATGGCAAAAGATAACTGGAGCGTTCGTTAAGAAAGACGGAAACAAAGTGTTATCAACAAACGATTATACAACTGATGAAAAAACTAAATTAGCTGGAATTGCAGCAGGAGCTACAAAAGTAACTGTTGATAGTACGTTAAGTTCAACTTCAACAAATGCGATTCAAAATAAAGCTGTTAACACTGCTTTAGGTAATAAAGTCGATAAAGTAAGTGGTAAAGGTTTATCAACAAACGATTATACAAGTGACGAAAAGAACAAATTAGCGGGAATCGAAGCCGGAGCTACAAATACAACAGTAGTAGACAGTTTATTAAGTAATAGCACCACAAGCGCTTTATCTGCTAATCAAGGTAAAATCTTAGACGAAAAGATTAAAGCTATTAATACTAGCATGGAAGATTTAGGCGCTGGAGACATGCTTAAATCTGTTTACGACACTGACGGTTCAGGAGTGGTAGACGATGCTGAAAAATTAGGTGGAGAGTTACCAGAAGTTTATGCTAAAGTAGCACAACTACCTACTAAAGTAAGCCAATTAACAAATGATAAAAATTACATTACAGGTATTACTAAAGCTAATGTTACTACAGCATTAGGATATACACCTTATGATGCAGCAAACCCAAATGAGTATCAAACAAAAGACGAAGTTGATGCTTTAATCCAAGGTATTATTGGTTCAGCACCAGATGCTTTAAATACTTTAGACGAATTAGCTGCAGCATTAAATGACGACGAAAACTTTGCTGCTACAGTAACAGAAGAATTAAGTAAAAAACAAAATGCTGCGGATTTAGTGGCTATTACAAACGGTGAAATAGATACAATAGTTGCTAATTAGGAGGTGACCTAAATGGCTAAAAACTATTTAGATAAAACAGGTTTAGCGTATTTGTGGAATAAGATAAAAGCATATATCGACAATAGAATTAATAGTATTGTTAATGGTGATGAGGTGAAATATTAATGCCAAAAGTATTAGTAACAGACACTAACTTAACCAACATAGCCAATGCTATACGAAGTCAAAATGGAACAAATACCACATATAAACCTGGGGAAATGGCGTCAGCTATACTAGCAATAGAGACTAAAGAGGATCTATCTGCCGAATTATCAGAACAAGAAGCATTGATTAATAACCAAGTAATAAAAGTGGCTGGTGTTAGAACCGCGTTACAAAGTAGAATCGCTAGCGGTGAAGCTGATGTAGAAGATTTAACAAGTGAATTAAGTGGTTATAGTTCTGGTTTAACAACCCAAGAAAATGTTATAGATAGTATTTTATCGGCTTTAGAGAATAAAGCTGGTGGTGTAGATACGTCAGTAATAGAAGATGCTTTTATATTAAGAACAGTAAGCGGAAGTTATGTTAATGATAGAGTTAGTACAGTTGGTTATGGAGCCATGGCAAATAATCCTATAACCAGTGCTTCATTTCCGAATGCCACAACTATAAATCAAAATGTTTTTTATGGTTGTACTTCATTAGAAACTGTATCTTTACCTAACGTAACTTCTATAGGGAATAACACTTTCTATGGTTGTACAGCTATTAATAATGTATATATACCGTTGGTAACATATATGGGTTCATCAGTATTTAGAGGTTGTACAGCGTTAGAAGAAATAGAAATACCACTTCTAACAACCACTAGTACTTATGTATTTCATTCATGCAGTAATTTAATGACAGCTGATTTAGGAGCATTAAAAACTGTAAACGCATATATGTTCACTAATTGTTCAAGTTTAGACACGTTAATTTTAAGAAAAACAGATAGTATTTGCACTCTTCATAATACTACTAATTCACTTACAGGAACGCCTATTGCCAGTGGTACAGGATACGTATACGTACCAGACGATTTGGTGGACACATATAAAGCAGCTACCAACTGGAGCACATATGCAGATCAAATCTTACCATTGAGTTATTTAGACGATGACGGTGGAATAGGCGGAGGCGGAATGCCTTAAAATATGACTAATTAGGAGGTGTAATTTATGAGTAATAAAACAATCTTGCAAAATTGTAATAATAGATTAAATACAAATAATACTGATCTTGATACCATATTATCTAAAATTAACAATTTACCAGAGTCTGGCGGAACAGCTGAAGATTTATCTACGGAATTAACAGAACAAGATACACTAATTGATAATCAAGAAGCAACAATAGAAGATGTTATGTTAGTGTTACAAAACAAAGCCGCTGGTAGCGGAGAAGTAAATTTACAAGAAAAAGCAATTACGCCAACAACTTCTAAACAAAATGTTATCGCCGATACTGGTTATACAGGTTTATCGAAAGTAATAGTTAACGCTGTAACTAGTTCTATAGATAGCGATATTAAAGCTTCTAATATTAAAAGTGGTGTCGATATTCTAGGTGTAACAGGAACGTTGAAGGAGTATGTTGCTCCAACTTTACAAAGTAAGACTGCTACACCTAAAACAACATCACAAACAATAACTGCTGACAGTGGTTATGATGGACTTTCTCAAGTAACAGTAAGCGCCATGCCTACAGCGACTCAAGCTACTCCATCTATTAGTGTTAATTCTAGCGGTTTAATCACTGCTAGTTCTACACAAACTGCAGGTTATGTAGCTGCCGGAACTAAAAGTTCTACTAAGCAACTAACTACAAAAGCAGCTACCACGTATACACCTACAACAAGTAATCAAACTATTGCAAGTGGTACTTATTTAACAGGAACTCAAACTATTAAAGGTGATAGTAATTTAGTTGCTGGTAATATCAAAAAAGGTGTTAGCGTTTTCGGAGTAACTGGAACACTTGAAGAAGGCACAACCGAAGATCTATCTGTTGAGTTAACAGAACAAGATGGTTTAATTGATGCTCAAGAAACAGCTACTAATACTCAAGAGACTACTATCGCTAATTTAATATCAAAATTACAAAATAAAGCTTCCGGTGGAGGCGGTAATTCATTAAAAGTTCTTGCTGGTGCTGTTGATAAAAACGGAGACGCGTCAATGATGATAAATTCCGATTGTGGTTTTATAGAAGACGGAGGAAACTATCAAGTAGCCATTAACCTAGAAGACGAAACTTCGATAGAGAATAATATTATTATAGAATATGATGCCCAAATGACTGAGTTCTATATATCAAATATGCTACAAGAAGAAGTTAAAGTATATACTGGTGCTGGTGATGATATCAGTCTTATGGTTATACATAATTATCAAGTAGATACTAATCTGTATGCATCATTACTATTACCATCTTTAATATCTACGCCTACTTCTGATCCACTAGCTATATCATATATAAAACAATAGCGTTAAAATAATTAAATATAAGAGAGGTGTGAAATATGAGTAATAAAACAACCTTACAAGGTCACAATACAAGAATTAGTAATACTAATACTAAAATTACTAATAATAATATTAGTTTAGAAACCCTTTCTCAAATGATAGATAATTTACCAGAAGCCGGGGGCGGAGGTAGCACGAATAGCTCAAATTATGTTTTTGGTGGTATGGGTGAATTCTCCACAGTACTTTTAGAACCAGAATTCGACCCTTTGACCGCAAACTACAAAATTTCTTTAATTGATGGTAATTTAGAAGTCGTTAATTCTACAAATGTTGTATTAACACAAGCAGCCTCTTATGTGGTACAAGGTGGTGGAGCGGCGCCAAGCGGCGAAACAATCACGATGTACATACAAGACTATTCTGTTCTGGTTCCAAATACTAACTATACCTATTTTGGTGTATCAATTACCGATATGTCACAAGAAGGTTTTATAGTAGAAAGAGTATAATATTCGATTAATAATAAGGAGGTGTAATAAATGAGTAATAAAACAGCCTTACAAGGTCATAATACAAGAATTAGTAGCAATAATACTAATCTAAACACTATTCTACAAATGGCACAAAACCTACCAGATGCTGGCGAAGATATCACTCTTCAAGAAAAGACTGTTACACCTACTACATCTACTCAAAATGTAATTGCAGATGCTGGTTATAATGGTTTGTCTAAAGTAACAGTTAATGCTATGCCTACAGCTACTCAAGCTACACCAAGCATTAGTGTCAGTACAGGCGGTTTAATTACTGCTAGTGCTGAACAAACAGCCGGTTATGTAAGCACCGGAACAAAAAGTGCTACTAAACAACTTACAACTAAAGCTGCTACAACTTATACACCTACAACAAGTAACCAAACCATAGCAACTGGTACATATTTAACAGGAACTCAAACTATCAAAGGTGATAGTAATTTAGTTGCTAGTAACATTAAAAGTGGTGTTAGTATTTTCGGTGTAGCAGGAACATTAACTACAGGTATCACTCCAACTGGAACAATAACCATAACAGAAAATGGTACGCATGATGTAACGAATTATGCTAGTGCTACTGTAAATGTAGCTAGTAGTGGCGGAGATACAAGTGTAGAAGATAGTATAATTGAAAGAACAATAACATCTTATACAAACGATCGAATAACTAAAATCGGTGGTAATGCTTTAAGAGGAGCGTCTATAACAAGCCTTAGTTGTGCTAATGTTACATCGTTGGAGGCATATAGTTTAGAAAGTTGCACATCACTAGTAACTGTTAACTTACCAAAAGTTAATACGTTAAAAAACTATGCAATGCAAAAATGTTCTGCATTAACCACTCTTGAATTTCCATTAAAAATCAGCACGCAAGGGGCTGTATGGTTAAATTGTAGTGCATTAACAACTTTAATATTAAGAGGAACTACAATGTCCGGTCTTGGTAACAAAAACTGTTTTAATGGTACTCCAATAGCTAGTGGCACTGGTTATATTTATGTACCTGACGATTTAGTTGATACATACAAAGCAAACACAAACTGGGCTAACTATGCAGACCAAATAAAAGGTCTAAGTGAGTTACCAAGTTAGGAGGGATAATTATGGCAATAGTAAGAGAATATTATAGAACAAGAAATGATGGTGTAAAACTTTATAGAACATATAGTGATGAAAACTATATGATTCAAAAAGTAGGAACTGAAGAAATCTATGAAGAAGCAATCGACGTTGAAGATGCTGCTTTTGAATATGAAGAAACCGATGAATTAATCGAAGAATCTAATGAATCCGAATTAAAAGCTCAAGCTTACGACATTTTAATGGGCGAGGTGGAATAATGGGTATTTTGGAAAAAGCTAGATTACAAAGAAAAAACATCATATTAAGTTCTGCTAATTTAGAAGATAAAGAAGCAAGTTTAACACCTGAATTATTTGCTCGATTAAATCAAAATGGAGAATTAATTTCTGCTGGAACTCGTATCAACTGGAACGGAAGTCTAAAAAGAGCTGCTGTTGATTTATGGGATACAGAAGAAAATAATCCAGATAATGCTCCTACTATGTGGGAAGACATTAATTATAAAGAAGGGTATAGGATTATACCTGAAACTATAACTGTTGGATTAGCATTTAGTAAAGATGAATGCGGTTGGTGGAATGACGTTTTATATAAATCATTAATTGATAATAATGTATGGACACCAGAAGCTAATCCTAGTGGTTGGGAAATAGTATAGTAGGAGGTTGCAGATGAGCGATCAGACAACTTTACAAAATAATAACGATCAATTAGCTTCAAATAATACAGAATTAACAGAAATCATAGAGGAAATAAATAATATGTTAACTTTAGAAGACGTAATGGATTTAATGCATCCAGTGGGATCTTATTATGAAACAAGTAATACAACTTTCGACCCTAATGTTTCTTGGGGAGGAACTTGGATTCTTGAAAACGACGGTACAGTATTAGTATCAAAGAGTAATACTTCCGGTAGTAAATTTAATACTAGTATAGGAACTATTGTAGGTTCCGAAACACATACATTAGTCTATAGTGAATTACCTAGCAGTCCATATAACGCTGGTGTTCAATGGGGAATTTCGTCTGGTTATTCAAATAATAACGGTGCTTGGGCAACTGGTTATGTGTTTAATCGTGATGAGTCACTAGGACTACCAACAAAAGACCAACCACACAACAACGTTCAACCATCAAAAATAGTTAATAGATGGCATAGAACAGCTTAATATGAATTAAGGAGGAAATTAAATGGGAAATAAAAAGAAAGAAGAAGTAATAGTTGAAGAAACTATTATTGAAACTCCAGCTGAAGTTACTGAAGAAGTACCAGCTGAAGAAGTAATCGAAGAAACTACTAATGTAGCTCTTGCAGAAGAAAATGAAGTAACTGAAGAAACAGTTATCGAAACACCTGCGGAAGAAGAAGTAGTAATTGAAGAAGTAATTGACCAATGTGATGAAACAGCGCATGGTGTAGTAATTGCTGATCGATTAAATGTACGTAAAGAAGCCGATAAAGAAGGTGACGTATTAACAATTATCAGTAAAGGTACTGGTGTAACAGTAAATCTTACTAAATCAACTGAAGAATTCTATTACGTTACCATTCTATTCAATAACGAATTTGTTGATGCTTATTGCGTAAAAGACTTTATCAAAATTAATTAAGAGGTGATGATATGGTCGAAAGTATACTAACCTCAATCAAAAAATTGTTAGGTATAACTGAAGAGTATACTCACTTTGATTCGGATATTATCATGCATATAAATACAGTATTTATGACACTTAATCAATTAAATGTTGGTCCATCTGGAGGTTTTATGATAGAAGATAAAACTACAACATGGGACGAATATATAGATACTAGTTCTGAACCAGATAAACTAAATCAACTATCTGCTGTTAAATCCTATATGCATCTTAAAGTCAAACTCTTATTCGATCCACCTCTTGGTTCTGCCGTTATGGAATCTATGAATCGTATGATTAACGAATTGGAATGGAGACTAAATGCAGAATCGGATTACAATAATCAAGGAGGTGAAACAAATGGAGCATAATACTGACGAACTTAAACACCATGGTATTCTTGGTATGAAATGGGGAGTTAGAAGATATCAAAATAAAGATGGTTCTCTAACACCTGCTGGTCGTAGAAGAGTTAACAAAATGAAAGAAGAGTATACAGCATTAACTGGTAAAAAGTTAATACGTAAACCTACTAAGAAAATCAAAGCAGCTACTGAAGCTGATGATAAAAAGAAAAGTATTAAAGAATTATCTGATACAGAATTAAGAGAAAAAATCAATAGACTTCAAATGGAAAAACAAGCCAAAGGTCTTGAAAGTGATTTGGCGTCTAATGGTCAAAAATTCATAACATCAGTTCGAAAAGATGTTTTAGCTCCAGCAGCAATAGAAGCTGGTAAAAGAGTTTTAACTAGTTGGTTCGAAAAGCAAGGTAAAGAATTAATGGGATTAAATCCAAAGGAAACGAAAGATGCTCTTGCCGAATTACGTAAAGAAGTTGATACTTTAGAATTAAATAAACGTAAAGCAGTCGCTCAAGATTTCTTTGATAAAAGAGAATCAAAACAAAAAACAGAAGATTCTAAAAAAGAGCCAGAAACAGTTAAAGCTGAACCTGTAGGAAATATATATGATGATGCTCGTAAAAATAGAAAGAATAAATCAAGCGAAGCCGTTATCATTGATATGGAAGACATACCTTCTAGTTCTACAGATATAGTACCATACAAGCGTACTGGAGAATCATTTGTAGATGATTTGTTTAAGAAGAAGAAAAAATAGAGGAGAATAATATGGCATTATCGAATACCGCCACTCCAAAGTATTACGGTATGTTTCGTGATGCCGTAATTAGGGGCGAGATTCCGGTATGTGACACTGTCTCTATGGAGATGAATCGAATAGATGCTCTAATCGCTAACCCTGGAATTTGGTATGATGACGAAGCTGTCGAGGGTTTTATTGAGTATTGTGAAAACGAGTTAACACTTACCGATGGAGATGATCTTGTTCTTCTGGATAGTTTTAAACTATGGGCCGAACAAATCTTTGGGTGGTATTACTATGTAGACAGAAGTGTCTATGAACCATCGCCTGACGGGCATGGAGGTCATTATGTAAATAAGCGAATTAAGAAAAGATTAATAAATAAACAGTATCTTATTGTAGCCAGAGGAGCTGCAAAATCTCAATATCAATCCTACATACAAAATTTCTACCTCAATGTGGATACATCTACAACTCACCAAGTTCACACTGCTCCTACAATGAAACAAGCTGAGGAAGTTCTTGCTCCAATGAGAACCGCTATAACACGATCTAGAGGACCGTTGTTTAAGTTCTTAACAGAAGGTTCTATAAATAACACAACTGGATCTAAGGCTAATCGAGTTAAATTAACTTCTACTAAGAAGGGTATCGAAAACTTCTTAACTGGTTCTTTGGTCGAAATCAGACCAATGACAATCGATAAACTTCAAGGTTTAAACAGTAGAATTAATACTGTCGATGAGTGGTTATCCGGAGATATTAGAGAAGACGTTATAGGTGCTCTAGAACAAGGAGCTTCTAAAAATGACGACTACTTAATTGTAGCAGTTAGTTCAGAAGGAACAGTTCGTAATGGACCTGGGGATACAATCAAAATGGAGTTAATGGATATCCTTAAAGGAGAATATATTAACCCACATGTATCTATATGGTGGTATAAATTAGATTCGATAGATGAAGTGGCAGATCCTAAATACTGGATGAAGGCCAATCCTAATATAGGTAAAACAGTAAGTTACGAAACTTATCAATTAGACGTAGACAGAGCTGAGAAAGCTCCAGCTACTAGAAATGATATTTTAGCAAAACGTTTTGGTATTCCTATGGAAGGTTATACATATTTCTTCACTTACGAAGAAACACTTAAACATAGAAAAAGAGACTACTGGCAAATGCCATGTGCGGTTGGAGCAGACCTTTCACAAGGTGATGACTTCTGTGCGTTCACATTCTTGTTTCCATTATCCGAAAATACTTTCGGTATAAAGACTAGAAACTATATAAGTGAACGTACCTTAATGAAGTTACAACCAGCCATGAGAATAAAATATGATGAATTCATAAAAGAAGGCAGTCTTATTGTTATGCCAGGTACAGTACTAGACTTAATGGAAGTTTATGAAGATCTAGATAACCATATTATCGAAAGAGATTATGATGTCAGATGCTTCGGTTACGACCCATATAATGCACAAGGATTTGTAGATAGATGGGAAAGAGAAAACGGTCCATTCGGTATTGTAAAAGTAATTCAAGGTGCTAAAACAGAATCAGTTCCTTTAGGAGAATTGAAACAAATGGCCGAAGATAGATTACTATTATTCGATGAAGAACTTATGACCTATGCTATGGGTAACTGTATAGTTCTTGAAGATACTAATGGTAATAGAAAATTATACAAGAAACGCTACGATCAAAAGATCGATCCTGTTGCAGCCATGATGGATGCATATATTGCGTATAAAAATAATAGAGAAGCATTTGATTAAAGGAGGTGTTAGTTTTGGGTTTATTGGATAGATTCAAAAATTCTTGGAATGCTTTCGTAAATCGCGATCCAACTTATAGACGTGAAGAATATAGTAATGGATCGTATTATAGACCAGATAGAGTTAGATTAACAAGAGGTAACGAACGTTCTATCGTAACATCTATATTTAATCGTATAGCACTTGACGTTGCTGCCATTGATATTAAACATTGTCGTTTAGATGAAAATGATCGATTCAAAGAAGTAGTAACTTCCAAACTTAACGAGTGTTTGAGTTTAGAAGCCAATATAGATCAAACATCTAGAGCGTTTATTCAAGACGCTGTTATGTCAATGTTCGACGAAGGATGCGTTGCTCTAGTTCCTGTTGATACAACCATAGATCCTAATAATACAGGTTCTTTCGATATTGAATCTATGAGAACCGGTAGAATTATTGAATGGTTTCCGAATCATGTAAAAGTAAGCGTTTACAATGACAGGACTGGTAACAAAGAAGAAATAATAATGAAAAAGAGTGCGGTAGGAATCGTTGAAAATCCGTTATACGCGGTAATGAACGAACCAAACTCGACACTACAACGTTTAACTAGAAAATTAGTTTTGTTAGACAGTGTAGATGAACAAACTAGCTCAGGTAAATTGGATTTAATTATTCAGTTACCTTATTTAATAAAATCAGAAGCTAGAAAACAGCAAGCAAATGATAGACGAGCAGAGATCGAAAGACAATTAGCTGGTTCTAAATATGGTATAGCTTATACCGACGGTACAGAAAAAATTACACAGTTAAATCGTCCAGTTGAAAACAACCTTATGAAACAGATTGAGTATCTAACGAGCATGCTATATAGCCAGTTAGGTATTACGCAAACTATTTTAGATGGTACAGCTGATGATAAAACAATGCTTAATTACTATTCTCGTACTATTGAACCAATCATTTCAGCAATTGTCGATGAGATGAAACGTAAATTCCTAACAAAAACAGCAAGAACACAAAAACAAACAATAATGTTCTTCAGAGATCCATTCAAACTAGTACCGGTTAATGATCTTGCTGAAATAGCAGATAAGTTTACTAGAAACGAGATCTTAACATCTAATGAAATTAGACAAGTTGTTGGAATTAAACCATCTAGCGATCCTAAAGCCGATCAGCTTGTAAATAGTAATATTAGTCAACCTATAGATAAACAAATTAATAAAACCAATCCTAATGAAACAACTGTTAAGGATTTAATATCTAAGGTCGGCAAAAAAGTAATTCGAAAGGAGAAAGTTCAAAATGGATTATGATTTCAGTGGATGGGCTACCAGAAACAACATCCAATGTTCTGATGGTAGAACTATCATGAAAGATGCTTTCATACAAAATGATGGACAAAAAGTTCCATTGGTATGGAATCACGATCATAACAGACCTGATAATGTTTTAGGTCATGCCATGTTAGAAAATAGAGACGAAGGTGTTTATGCTTATTGTAAATTCAATGATACAGAAGCAGGTAAACTTGGTAGAACTCTAGTTATTAGTGGCGACGTAGATCAATTATCAATATATGCAAATAAACTAAAATCTAATAATAACAAAGTTGTACATGGATGTATTAGAGAAGTTAGTTTAGTTCTAGCTGGAGCTAATCCAGGAGCATATATCGATTCGGTTATAATGCACGGTGATGATACTGATGCTGAAGAAGAAGCTGTTATTTTCAACGATGAATATATTAGCGTTGGTCTAGAACATTCAGATAAAGAAACAGAATCTGAAGAAGGAGGTGAAGACATGGACGATAATCAAAAAGAATTAGGCGAAAAAACAGTTGAAGAAGTATTTAATACTTTAACTGAAGATCAAAAGAATGTTGTTTATGCTATCGTTGGTGAAGCTTTAAAACACAGCGATGAAGAAGAAGCTGAGGTTGAAGCCGATACTGAAGAAAATAATGATGGCGAAAACAACGAAGAAACAGTAACTGAAACTGAAGAAGATTCAGAAAATAATGAAAATAATGAAAATATTGAAGAGAAAGAAGGAGACGAAAATATGAAACACAATGTATTTGACAAAGACACAAAAGATGATACTTTAATGCACTCAGACATCGTAGCTAGCGCTATTGCTGATGCAAAAAGATATGGTTCTATGAAAGAAAGCTTTTTAGAACATGCTGCTATCAATAATATTGATGATATGGAAATTCTATTCCCAGATGCTCACGCTTTAAATTACGAACCAAAAATGATCGAAGAAGATAATAGCTGGGTTGGAGAAGTAATGAGCGCAGTTAAACATTCACCATTCTCTCGCGTTAAAGCTACTTTCGGTAGATTAACTGAACCAGAAGCAAGAGCTAAAGGTTATATCAAAGGTAACAAGAAAACTAATATCAAGATGGCAGTATTAAACCGTGTTACTACACCTACTACTGTTTACATCAAAAATGAAATCGATAGAGATGACGTTATTGATATTACTAATTTCGATGTAGTTGCTTGGCAAAAGAAAGAAATGCGTAAACAACTTAACAAGGAATTAGCTAGAGCTATCTTACTTGGAGATAAGAGAGATCCATCTGACGTTAACAAAATTAACGAATTAAACATCCGTCCAGTATTAAACGACGACGAAATGTATACAATCAATTATGTAATCACTGAAGGTGTTGACTACAAAATCACTGGAGATAGTTATTCAGAAAACGATTCTCTAATGAAAGGTGTTGTACGTGGAGCACTTAAAGCTCGTAGAAATTATAAAGGTTCTGGTAATGCAACTTTCTTCACTACTGAAGGTGTATTAAACGATTTACTATTAATCGAAGACCAAAATGGTAGAGTAATCTATGATTCTATCGATAAATTAGCTACAGCTATGCGTGTTAAAAAGATCACTACTGTACCAGAAATGGAAGCTCATGAAGATATCTTCGGTATCATCGTTAACTTAAACGACTATACTGCTGGAGCTGATAAAGGTGGATCTGTTAGCATGTTTGACGATTTCGACATCGATTACAACCAAATGAAATACTTAATGGAAACTCGTATGTCAGGAGCATTAACTGTTCCATATTCTGCAATCGTACTTAGAAAAACTGCTAAATCTGATGAAGCAGAAGGGTAATTAGTATAGGAGAAAATTCAAAATGGCGAAATTTTATGGAAATATAGGCTACATTAAAACTGTGGAAGTTGAACCTGGTATATGGGAAGAGCAAGTTATTGAACGTCCATACTATGGAGATCTAACTAGAAATACCAGCAGGTTTCAATCATCTGGCGGGGTTAATGACGATATTAATATCGCAAATAATATTAGTATCGTAGCCGACCCATACGCCAATGAAAATTTCCAACATATGAGATATGTAGAATTTATGGGTGCTAAATGGAAAATTACAAATGTAGAAGTTAAGTACCCTAGATTAATATTGACTGCAGGGGGTGTGTATAATGGCGAGTAGGCTAGATCTACATAATAAGCTAATAGAGCTAATGGGTAATAAAAATGTGTACTATCAACCCCCTGAATCTCTTAAAATACAATATCCTGCAATCATATATAGGAAAAGTAATATTAGTAGTAATCATGCCGATAACATGAAATATTCTAATTTTACTCGTTATGAAATAATCGTATTAGATAAACATGTTGATAATGAGGTAATTCAGAAGATATTAGAGTTACCTCTTTCATCTTTTGATCGTCATTATACAGCAAATAATCTAAATCACGATGTAATAAATTTATACTTTTAAAGGAGGAAATAATACATGAAATTATTATGGGATAAATCTGGAGACAGATTTTATGAAACTGGTGTTAGCAAGGGAGTTCTTTATCCTTTTAGTGGATCAGCTTACACAAAAGGTGTAGCATGGAACGGTCTTACTGCTGTAACAGAATCACCTTCAGGAGCTGAAGCAACACCATTATACGCTGATAACATCAAATATTTAAACCTTGTATCAGCTGAAGAATTCGGAGCTACTGTTGAAGCATATACATATCCTGAAGAATTTGCTGCTTGCAACGGAGAAGCTCAATTAGCAAAAGGAGTATCTATTGGTCAACAACCACGTCAAACATTTGGTATGTCATATCAAACTAAAATCGGTAATGACGTTAATGCTGAACTTGGATACAAAATCCATATCATTTATGGAGCTTTAGCTGCACCATCAGAAAAAGCTTACAACACTGTTAATGACAGTCCAGAAGCTATCACTTTCTCTTGGGAATTAACAACTACTCCAGTTGAAGTATCAGGATTCAAACCAACTGCTTATGTAGTAATTGATTCAACTAAAGTAGATGCTGATAAATTAGCTTTACTTGAAGCAAAATTATACGGAGCTGAAAACGAAGAAGCTTCATTACCATTACCAGATGAAATCGTTTCAATCGTTGGCGAAATCGCTGGGTAATTAAACTATTTGAGAGTTTGTCGTAAATAAAGCGGCAGCTCTCTTCTTTATATTAGAAAGGAGAAATTAATATGTTAAAAAAGAAAATCAAATATACAGATTATAACGGGATTGAAAGAGAGGAAGAATATTTATTCAACCTTACTAAAGCTGAACTTATGGAAATGGAAATGGGCACAACAGGTGGTTTAGCTGAAGCGATTCAAAAGATTGTTGATGCACAAGACGCTCCAGCAATCATCAAAATATTTAAAGATATTATTCTTAAAGCTTACGGAGAAAAGAGCGCTGACGGTAAAAGATTTATCAAAACTACTGATGCTGGTCTTCCATTATCAACAGCTTTCTCACAAACAGAAGCATACTCCACACTATTTATGGAACTAGCAACAGATTCCACAGCAGCATCTGAATTTGTTAAGGGTATTATACCTAACGATATTGATATCTCTGAGGCTGAAATCAAAAAGTTACAAGAACAAAAAAACTAATAATTATGGAGGATGAGAGATGTTAACTATAACTATACCTGCTGGTGAATTATTTGATGAAAAAACGCAAACATTCATTACTACAAAAGAGCAGACGTTGCAGTTAGAACATTCTCTCGTCGCTCTTTCAAAATGGGAATCAAAATGGTGTGTTCCATTTTTGACTAATGAAAACAAAACGATGGAGCAAACCATTGACTATATAAAATGCATGACTATAACCCAAAATGTAGATCCTAATGTTTATATGTCACTAAGTCGTTCAAACATCGAAAAAATTAACGCATATATTGATGCTCCTATGACAGCTACTACATTTAATAATAGAAGCAATAATTCTGGGAAGAAACAAATCGTAACATCCGAGCTTATTTATTATTGGATGATTTCATATAATATACCAGTTAAATTTGAAAAATGGCATATTAATAGATTATTAACACTTATACGAGTATGTAATGAAAAGAACGCCCCTCCTAAGAAAATGAGTAAGAGGGATATAACTAGTCAATACGCGTCATTAAACGCAGCTCGTAAACAAAAACTAAATACTAAAGGATGATCGTAACCGTAGCTTGCGTTACCGCTGCTACCGTAAAAAAGTATCATAAAGGAGGATCTGATATGAACACAAACAATAAACAAAAAGGAGATATAGTACATACAACATGTACTATTTAAATTTTAATATATGATAAGTTTCAGGCAAAAGGGCGACTTCTCTAAGTTGACTCATTTTTTAGAGAAAGCAAAAGGAACTGTCAAAGTCGGAATGCTTGACCGTTATGGTCGAGAAGGAGTGGCCGCCCTTTCGTCTGCAACTCCTGTTGACTCCGGATTGACAGCAAGTTCGTGGTCTTACGAAATTAAACAGGGAAATGGATCTGTAACGATTTCTTTCCACAATTCGAACATTAATGACGGAGTTCCTATAGCTGTAATTTTACAGTATGGACATGGAACAGGGAACGGAGGATGGGTTGAAGGTAGAGATTATATTAACCCTGCAATTCAACCAATATTTGATAAAATCGCAAATGATGCATGGAAGGAGGTTAATAAGTCATGAGTACTACAATAGAAAGTAAAGTAGTCGAGATGCGATTCGATAATAGACATTTCGAAAGTAATGTTAAAGAAAGTTTATCGACTCTTGAAAAACTTAAACAAAAATTAAACTTATCTGGTGCCGCTAAAGGTTTAGAAAATCTTAACACATCTGCTAGTAAAGTAGATATGAATGGATTAGGTAACGCCGTAAGTACTGTTGCTACAAAATTCTCTGCTTTAGAAGTGATGGGTGTAACAGCGTTAGCGAACATTACTAATTCAGCAGTTAATGCTGGTAAAAGAATAGTCTCAGCCTTAACAATCGATCCGGTTAAAGATGGTTGGAACGAATACGAAATGTTACTGAATTCGGTTCAAACTACAATGGCTGGTACTGGTAAAACAGCTAAAGAAGTTGAAAAAGAATTAAAGAAATTAGACGATTACGCAGACAAAACCGTTTATTCAACATCCGATATGTTAAATAACTTACCGAAATTTACAAACGCTGGTGTTGAATTAGAAAAAGCAACTACTGCTATGATAGGTATAGCCAATGCTACAGCTCTTGCTGGTGGAGATGCTAATAAAGCGTCTATCGCATTCTATAACTTAGGACAAGCAATTGGTACTGGTTATTTAACAAGAATGGATTATAACTCTATTAATAATGCCGGTATAGCAACCATGGAATGGAAAGAACAAATGGTTCAAGCCGCAGTTGCTGCTGGTACATTAACAAAAGTAGGCGAAGATTCATATAAAGCTGGAAAGAAAACATTCACATTACAACAATTATTCATAGACGGGTTACAAGAGCAATGGGCTACTACTGATGTAATGATGAAAGTATTTAGTGATTACGGTAATGAAACTACTGAAATAGGTAAGAAATCATATGCTGCAGCACAAGATATTAAAACATTCAGCATGATGATGGAATCGTTAAAAGCCACTGCTGGTACTGGATGGAAAGATACTTGGCAAATTATATTTGGTGATCTAGACGAAGCTAAAGAGTTCTGGACTGGATTAAATAATTTCATAAGTGGAATAATTCAAGGCATGGCTAATATTAGAAATAAAATATTAGACAGCGCGTTAGGTAGATCATTTAGTGGTTTACTTGATAATATTAAGAAGCCATTTAAAGAAATTGAAAACTCAGTAAAAGCCGTAAAAGATTATGCCAAAGTAGTTGATGAAATTATAGCTGGTAAGTGGGGAAATACTGAAAAACGTTGGAACGCATTAACCGCTGCTGGTTATGATTGGGCGCATGCTCAAAACTTAGTAAACGAAAAACTGGGATTTAGTTTAAGACGTGCGACTAGTTATAATGAAACGCAAGCCCAAACAGCTAAAACACAAGAACAAGTAGCAGAAGCTACAAATGAATACATACTTGAGTTAATGAAATTATCAGATGCTCAATTAAAAGCAAAAGGGTATACTGATGAGCAAATAGAAGCGTTCCACGAAATTAAAAGAGTATCTAAACAAACCGGAATACCATTAAAAGAATTTGTTGAAAACATCGATAAAATAGATGGTAGATGGATATTAATTAATACGTTCAAAAACGCTGGACAAGGTCTTGTTGCTGTACTTACAGCTATAAAAGATGCTTGGTTTGAAATCTTCCCGGTTTCAGGAACAGCCGACGGATTATTTAATATTATTGCTGGTTTACATAAATTCTCAACATATCTTAGAGTAAGCGACGAAGCTGCTGAAAATTTAAAAGACACCTTCAAAGGTGTATTCGCTATTTTAGATATGGTATTTACTATTGTTGGCGGACCTATCAAACTAGTATTTAAACTATTCTTACAATTATTTAAAGCACTAGATATAGGTACAGCTGGAATACTTAAATTTACCGGTGGAATAGGACGAGCTATCGTTGCGTTCCATGACTGGTTTGAATCAATATTCGATTTTACAGAAGTATTTAAATTCTTAGCTCCTTATATTAAAAAGGCTGCCAAAGCATTCGGAGAATGGGTTGTAAGTTTAAAAGATTCAGCAGTAGTTAAATTTATAGCTGATTATTTAATAAAAGCTAAAAATGCAACTATAGACTGGTTTAAGAGTTTAAAAGATTCTGACGTATTGAAAAGATTCATAGATTACTTAAAACGTTCAAAAGAATCAATTTCTGAATGGTTTAAAGGATTAAAAGAAACTGATAATATACCAAAATACATTTTCCAAGGTCTAATTAACGGTCTTAAGAAAGGTATTGGCGATGTATTAGGTGTAATGTTTGAATTCGGTAAAAAGATACTTGATACTATACGAAAAGTTCTTGGAATTCATTCACCATCTACAGAATTCTACGAAATTGGTAGAAATATAGTTCAAGGTTTATTCAATGGTATTGGCGATACAGTCAAAATGGTGTATGACCTATTTAAATCTATTGGAGAAAAACTTATTGAAATCGTAACAAATTTAGACATTGGTTCTATATTCACGATCGCTATTGGTACGGGTTCCGTATTTGCAATAGTTAAAATAGCAAAAGCGTTAGAAGCTTTAACTAGCCCTATGGAAGTGTTTGCCGATATAGGTGTAACATTCAATAAAACATTAAAGAAATTTAATGGAGTTTTAGGAGCAGTTAAATTTAAAATATATGCTGAATCACTAAAATCTATGGCAGCCGCTATAGCTATTCTTGCTGGTTCAATAGTAGTTTTAACACTTGTCGATCAAGTTAAAATGTGGTCTGCTGTCGGTGCTATAATGGTTCTAACTGGACTTTTGGGTATACTAATGGCTGTAGCAGGTAAATACGGAGGTAAAGAAGGCGTACAATTCGGTAAGATGGCTTTAACATTACTTGCGTTAGGCGTATCGATGACTCTTATGGCGTCAGCATTGAAAAAAATAGCCGATATAGATAGTACAAAAATGGACGCCACTATAGAAGCTTTTCTTGTGTTAATTCTTGGTTTAGTTGCTGTAGTAGCAACCGTTAATAGAAATACAGCGGGCTTCGCAAAAGTAGGAGCTGCTTTTATTGGTATAGCTGCGACATTATTAATGATGACTATGGTGATTAAATTGTTAGGTAATATGGACGCTAGACAACTTTCACAAGGAATGCTAGCTGTATTATCATTTAGTGCTCTCATAGTTGGTATTATAGCCGCAACTAAATTAGTCGGTTCTGGCGGTAATGTAGATAACATAGGTAAAACAATAGCCAAAATAGGAACCGCTATATTGATGATGGCAATAGTAGCTAAAATACTTGGCGGAATGGATGACGAAGAATTACGTCAAGGCGGACGAGCAATAGGTATGTTTAGTCTAGTCATAGTAGGACTTATGGCTGCTACTAGATTAATAGGCTCAGGTGGTAATGTGGCAAAAATTGGAGGTACTATTGCAGGTATAGCTGGAGCATTATTAATGATGGCTTTAGTTACTCGAATACTAGGAACTATGCAACCTGATAAATTGCATCAAGGTGCTAGAGCAATAGGTATGTTTAGTCTTATTATAGCAGGGCTTATGGCGGCTACTAGATTAATAGGATCTGGTGAGAATGTAAGTAAAGTAGGAAGAACTTTATTAATGGTGTCTGTTGCAATTGGTATAATGGGTATAACAGCAGCACTTCTTAGTTTAATAGATGTTGATGGATTAAAAAGAGGTATAATCGCTGTTGGATTCTTATCTGCTTTTATGGCGGGATTAATGTTTGTTACTAAATTTGTACCAACAGGTATTATGGGTACTTTAATTACACTTACTGTTGTTATAGGTTTATTAGCGCTTAGCGTAGGTATACTATCAGCAATTAATCCTAAACGACTAGCTGGAGCTACTGCGGCGTTAGGTATTCTTATGGGCATGTTCGCATTAATTGTAGGCGTTTCTAGTATGGCAACTACCGCCATGGGACCACTTATAGTAATGACTGTCACTGTAGGAGTATTAGCAGGAGCTTTATATTTATTAGCTCAACTTCCAGTTGAAAAAGCTATGTCAGCAACACTATCGTTATCAACACTATTATTAGCCTTTTCTGCGTCATTAATTATATTAAGTGTTGTTGGAGCAATGGGACCAGCAGCATTTATTGGTATAGCTGCTTTAGCGACACTTATTGTAGCATTGACGGCTTTAATAATTGGTATTGGCTATCTAATGGAGGAATTCCCAATTCTAGAAGATTTCCTTAACAATGGTATCTCAGTTCTAAAACAATTAGCTGGAGGTATTGGTGAAATAATAGGTGCTTTTGTAAGCGGTATCATGACACAAATAGCTAGTGGTCTTCCTGGAATAGCTACAAATTTATCATTATTCATGACAAATTTAGCTCCATTTATTGCAGTTGCTAAAACAATAGATACTAAAGTACTTGCTGGTGTAGCGATTGTCGCAGGAGCGGTAGCGTTATTGTCTGCTGCTAAATTAATAGATGGTATTACATCTTTCTTGACTTTTGGATCTTCATTCGCTGACTTAGGTACTCAATTATCGCAATTTATGATTAATGCATTACCATTCATAACAATGTCGTCTATGATTCAACCAAAGATTATGGATGGTATTAAAACACTTGCCGAAGCCATCCTTATACTTACAGGAGCAGATCTTGTACAAAGTTTAGCGTCATGGTTAGGAGGAGGAAATTCTCTTGCCGATTTCGGATCTCAATTAGGTGGTCTAGGAACAAGCATGAATCAATTTGCTACTAACTTAGGTGAATTTGACGAATCTAAATTAACAACTGTAAACTGTGCTTGTAAAGCCATAAAGACCCTTGCTCAAGCAGCTAGTGAAATACCTAACGAAGGCGGTTTATGGGGAGCTTTATGCGGGGAAAATAGTTTAGCATCATTTGGAAGTCAATTACCAGGCTTAGCAAAACATATAAATAGTTTTGTTACTAACTTAGGAACATTTGACGATTCGAAAGTGGCAACTGTAGACTGTGCCGGACGAGCTATTACTGCTCTAGCACAAGCCGCTAGCGAAATACCTAATGAGGGCGGTTTATGGGCTGCTATATGCGGAGATAACAGTTTAGCAACATTCGGAAGTAAACTACCAGGATTAGCTAAACACCTTAACGGGTTCCTTACTAACTTAGGATCATTCGATGAAACTAAGATAACAACTGTAAACTGTGCTTGTAAAGCTATCAAAGCTTTAGCGAAAGTAGCCAACGAAATCCCTAATGAAGGCGGTTTATGGGCTGCTATATGCGGAGATAACAGTTTGGCAACATTCGGAAGTAAACTACCAGGATTAGGAAAGAATATTGCTGATTTCGTAGCTAATCTTGGATCATTCAGTGAAGCTCAAGTTACTAGTATAAACAGCGCATGTAAAGCTATTAAAGCCATAGCTAAATTAGGCGAAATAGACATAAATGATACTGGCGATGGTTTAACATCATTCGGTAGTAACATGGTTAAATTCGCTAAGAAGATAAAATCATTTGTCGAAAAAATAGGTGAAGTAGGTAGCGAGAGTATTGATTCCGCTATTAAGAAAGTTAAAGATTTATTATCATTAGCTAAAACAATAGCTTCATCTAATATCAGTTCATTAAAAACATTTGGTGAATCTTTAAAGAAAATTGCTAAAGATGGCGTTAAAGGATTTGTTAAAGAGTTTAATGGCACAACACCTAAAGCAGATGCTAAGAAAGCTGGAAAAGCCTTAGTTCAATCTGTTATAGATGGTATGAGTGATAAGAAAAAAGATATTAAAGACAAAGCCGAAGAAGTAGCTGGATCTGCAACAAGTAAAATGTATACAAAATCTCTAGGAGACAAAGCTAAACAAGCTGGTAAAGATTTAGTTACTGGATTTGTTAACGGTATTAAAGCTAATAAATATTTAGCAGAAAATGCTGGTAGCTCAATTGGTAAAGCGGCATTAAACGCTGCTAAGAAAGCGTTAGATTCGCATTCTCCATCTAGAGAAGCTATGAAACTAGGTAATTATTTCGGTCAAGGTTTAGTTATCGGTATCGAAGATTATGAATCAACTGTATATCATACAGGTTATAACTTAGCTGATAGTGCTAAACAAGGATTAAGTAGAGCCATTTCCAAGGTATCTAACTTAATTACTAACGGTATAGACGATCAGCCTACAATAAGACCAGTTCTAGATTTAAGCGACGTTGAATCAGGAGCTGGTTATTTGAATTCTATGTTCAACAAAAATCCGTCATTTGGTATTACATCAAATTTAAATGCTATCAATAATGGTATGAACACTAGAAGTCAAAATGGAACAAATAATGATGTTGTTTCTGCAATTAATAAACTTGATAAACACTTAGATAAAGTTGGCGGAACAACTAATAACTATAACGTCAACGGAGTAACTTATGACGATGGAAGCAATATTACAGAAGCAGTTAGAACATTGGTTAGAGCTGCTCAGTTAGAAAGGAGAGTGTAGTATATGCCAAAAGTATCGGATTTAAAACTCGAACTACAACAAGGTAGTGACAATACATTGGTAGCCACTTGGGGTTTCGCCGAAACCTCATCTGGCAGTACCACAACAACTAAAGCCAAAGTTGGTGATACTGTAACTATTAAATCAGGTGCTAAATATTATACAGGACAATCTATACCTACTTGGGTAATGAATAAAAGATGGATAGTATCGCAAGTATCTGGAAATAGAGCTGTTATTAACAGGTCAACAGACGGCGCAAATGCTATTAACAGTCCAGTTCATGTTGACAATTTAATAGTTGTCGGTTCTACTCAAACGAATACCACAACTAATAATTTAGATCATTACAATGTTAGATGGTTTTATTCTGCTGGTACTAGTGTATGGTTTGATGGTGGATCATCGGATATCGATTCGAAAGACGAAAATGACAAAATACTAAAAAACGCTACTTATAGTATACCATCTAATGCTACTAAAGTTAAATGTACTGTTAAACCAGTATCTAAGACATATGAAAGCAATGGACAATCTACTCCTTATTGGACAGGTACTGCTGTTACAGTCGAATATTTAGTAGATGCATTACCTCCTGCTAAACTTTCAGCACCTGCTGTATTATTAGAAAAATTTACTCTTAAAGCCACTTTAGAGAACATCGAAGACGAACATTGTGATGAAGTAGAATTCGAGGTATACAAAGGTGATGCTAAATTTACAAGTGGTGTACAATCCGTAATTACAGCTCGTGCTACGTATTCGTGTTCTGTTGAAGCAGGATTTAAATATAGAGTACGTTGTAGAGCAATTAATCTATATGACAATACAAAAGTATATGGCGAATGGTCTCCTTACTCTAGCGAAGTAGAAACCATACCATCTACAGTAACCGATGTAAAATGTGAAGTACAAGCCGACAAAACAGTTCGAGTTAGTTGGACTGGATCTGATACGGCTAAAAGCTACACTATTGAATATACTACTAATAAATTATATTTTGATAGCTCAAGCGAAGTAAGTTCGTTAACTGTCGAAAATACATATGGTTATGTTACCGGATTACAACAAGGCGAAGAATGGTATTTCAGAGTTAGAGCATCTAACGATCATGGGGACTCTGGTTGGAGTGACATTGTATATAAGGTTGTTGGAACAAAACCGCAACCACCAACAACTTGGTCATTGACTACTTCTGCTGTAATTGGAGATAAAGTAGTTCTATATTGGGTACATAATTCAGAGGATGGTTCTAAACAAACAGAAGCTAATATTGAATTAATTATAAATAGCGAAGCTGAAATAATCACAGTTAATACTGAAAATGAAAATAAAGATGAAAAAGATAATATATATTCATACGAAGTAGATTTATCAGAACATTCTGACGGTGCTGAGATTTTATGGAGAGTTCGTACAAGAGGTATAACATTTGACTATTCCGATTGGTCTGTACAACGAACAATTAATGTATATGCACCGCCTACAGCTGAACTTCATATAGGAAATGATATTTCGACATTAAATACCTTTCCACTTGATATTTCGATACTTGCCGGCCCTAGCAGTCAAGCAGCATTATCATATTATATTTCTATCAAAGCTGAGGACACTTATGTTACACAAGATCAAATAGGTAACGATGTTACTGTAAATGCTGGTACCGAAGTATATTCTAAAGTATTTAGTGCGACAGGTAACACATTTAATTATAGTATTACTCCTGATGAAATCACATTAGAAAATAATCAATTCTATCTTGTTGAAGCAACTGTCGTTATGAATTCAGGTTTAATAGCAACAGCTGCTGGTAGTTTTGGAGTTAGTTGGGCAGAGCTTAACTATGAACCAAACGCAGCAGTTACCATAGATTCAGACACTCTATGTGCTTATATTAAACCGTTCTGTTTAGACTACGATAGTAATTTGGTTTCGGATTTAGCTTTAAGCGTGTATAGAAGAGAGTTCGACGGTTCATTTACATTAATAGCTGAAGAAATAGACAACGATGGGTCGGTTACCATTACAGATCCGCATCCTTCTTTAGATTATGCTCGTTATAGAATCGTAGCAAGAAACAAAAACACAAGCGTAAATAGTTATGTAGATTTACCTGGTTTACCTGTTGGTGAAACATCTATAGTTATTCAATGGGACGAAAAATGGTCACGATTCGATTATTCTGGTGAAGATGATTTAGAAACTCAACCTTGGACAGGTTCAATGCTTAAATTACCATATAACGTTGAAGTATCAGAGTCATTTAATCCGGATAAATCCCTAGTCGAATATATAGGTCGTAAGAGTCCTGTTAGTTATTATGGAACACAAGAAGGAATCGCTATGAATTTAAATGCTGAATTTCCTAAAGACGATAAAGAACTTTTATATACAATACGTAGATTAGCAACATGGAAAGGAAACGTGTATGTAAGAGAACCATCTGGAAATGGTTATAACGCTAGTATTACTGTATCAATGAGTAATAAATACTCAGATGTTACTACACCAGTAACATTTAGCGTTGAAAGAGTAGAAGGTGATATTTAATGATAGATTGGACACAATCGATGAGTCGAACTTTCGAGTTCTATAAAGTTGATCCAATAACTTGGAAAGATACAGATAAATTAGAATACATAAAATCATGTACAATTAGTCGAGATGAAGAAACTCAAACGCTTGGTTCAGCAACTATCGATACTACTGAGGTTATAGATGAATGCTATATTAGAATTTATCTTGTAGCTAGTCAAAATGGAGTTTCTGAGAAAGTAGCATTAGGTACATTCTTAGTGCAAACACCATCCGTTTCATATGATGGTAAACGTAACGAAATCTCTATGGATGCATATACGCCACTTATTGAATTGAAAGAAGGTTTACCACCTCTTGGTTATTCAATATTAAAAGATACAAACATAATGCAGGTTGTATATGATATTTGTCGCGAACATATGAGAGCGCCTGTTGTAAAAACAGATAGCGCAAAAACTCTATATTCTGACTTTGTGGCTAACATAGATGATACATGGACTACATTTGTAAATGATCTTGCGTCAAACGCAAATTATAAGTTAGGTCTAGACGAAGTTGGTAGAGTAATATTCGAACCTATACAAGATATAGCATCGTTACAACATAGATGGGTTTATAGTGATGACAATAGTTCAATTCTATATCCCGAAATTACAAATAAACGTGACCTCTATGGCATACCTAATGTTGTAGAGGTTGTTTATTCTAATGATAATGGGTATCTATTTTCACGTATCGTTAATGACGATGAAAACAGTCCCATTTCAACAGTCAATCGTGGTAGAGAGATAGTTTATAGAGATAGTAATCCTAATCTTTCAGGAAAAGCTACTCAAGAAATGATAGATGCTTACGCTACCCAGTTACTACGAAATTTATCGTGCTTAGAACACACAATCACATACTCTCATGGATATTGTCCTGTAAGAGTTGGCGATTGTGTATTGTTAAATTATAAAAAAGCTGGATTGGAAAATATTCGAGCTAAAGTAATTTCACAAAATATTAAATGTACGTCTGAATGTCCTGTGCAAGAAACAGCCGTATATACTACTAAATTATGGAGGTGATCAAAATGGAATTAGATAGAAATCTATTAAAAGAATTTGCACAAATTACAAATGATTCTGAAATCAAAGCGCAGTCTACTTATTTAAGAGGAACTGTTGTAATAAGCAATGATGTAAAATACGTACAATTAGATGGATCTTCTACTGTAACTCCTATATCAGAAGTTGTTGATGTAGAAGAAGGCGATCGTGTATTAGTTTCTATTGAAAATCATAAAGCTACTATTATAGGTAACTTTACATTTCCACCTTCTGCAAGAAAAGAACAAGAAGCATTAGATCAAGCTGGAGAAGCGAAAGACTCTGCTAATGAAGCAAATTCAAAAGCGCAACAAGCTACTGAAAAAGCAGAAACAGCAATTGACCAATCGTCTATAGCATCTACTGCGGCAGATGAAGCCAAAGAACAAGCAACTAACGCTATCAATGCTGCTAATACTGCCAATACTAATGCTAACGAGGCAAAAACACAGGCTGCTCAAGCGACTGCTGACGCTAGTGAAGCAAAAACACAAGCGGCACAATCTCAAGCAGCTTCTGCTAATGCCCAAGCCGAAGTAACTCGATTACAAAACGAAGTAAATGACGCTAAAGAAGATATTAGTGGAGCTTTAGAGGATTTAGAGGCTCAAGCTGGAGAAATAACAGCTATTAAAGAAACTTATGCTACTAAAGTTGAAGTAGGAAATACTAAAGCGGAATTAGAAACAACTATAACTAAAAAAGTTGGCGAATTAGAAACAACTATTTCTGAAACGTATTCTACTAAGACAGAAAACGTAGAATTAGAAGGAAGACTTCAATCTCAAATAACTCAAAATGCTGATAATATTTCTAGTCAAGTATCTAAAATTGAAACGCTAGAGTCTGACACGGAACAAGCTAAGAAAGATGTAGACGATGCTTTAGCCAAAGCTAACGCTGCTCAAACTGCTGCAAATACCGCTCAATCTACAGCAGATGCGGCCAAAACAGCAGCCACTAACGCACAAACAGCGGCATCAACAGCACAACAAAAAGCTGACACTGCTCAAAATGCGGCAGATGCAGCTAGTGCAGCAGCAGATAAAGCAGATAAAGCAGCACAAGCAGCGCAGTCTGAGTTGAACGAAGCTAAACAAAATTTAGAAAATGTTACTAATAGAGTAGATGCTACCGAAGAAGATATAGCAGCAGCACAAGCATCAGTTGACTCAGCGCAGACAGCAGCTAATAATGCGTTAGCAGATGCAGCCGAAGCAAACCTAGCAGCAGACAAAGCTCAAGAAGCGGCAGATAAAGCTAAACAAGATGCGGCTACAGCTCAAGGTGCGGCTAATACCGCTCAACAAAAAGCTGATAACGCACAAACAGCTGCTGATAACGCTCAAACTGCAGCGGATAAAGCGCAAGCCGATGTAGCTGCTTTGACTAAACGAGTTCAAACAAATGAAACCAATATAAGTCAAAATGCTAATAATATTACGCTACAAGCTAAAAGTATTACTGAAATTGGAGAAAAAGCCGATGCTACAGATACTGCTTTAAAGAATAACTATTATAGTAAGACAGAAACAGATGCAAAAATTAAAGTCGAATCTGATAGAATATCTTCTACTGTAACTAGAGTGGAAACAGTAGAGAAAGAAGCTATAACATCTAGTATTGATGAATTTTATTTGTCTTCTTCACCTACTGAATTAGTCGATGGTACATGGAGTACAGTTCAACCTACTTGGACAGAAGGTAAGTATATATGGAGGAGAGCGGCTGTGACTAAGGGTGATGGGACAACGTCATATCAACCAAGTAGAAACGGAGTATGTATAACAGGTAATCCAGGAGCAGATGGAAAATCTGGAGGAAATGGAATGTCGTTATCTAACGGTCAAAGCATATATAAAGACGTTGTGTTTGAAAATAGTAATAATGAATGTTCTATTTATAATAATACTCAGTCTACTAATCCTACAGTAAGTATAACTAGACAAACTAAATCTAGTGATAATCCTTATGAATATGCAAATTATGAATTAATGGTTAAAACTACTGGACAAGCTGATCCTGATTGGGGTGGTATAGTACAACCTATTACCGAAAGAGCAAACGCTATATTTGTTAGAAGACTTATAGCAAAAATACCAGTTGGTCGTACTTTAAATGTTCCTGGATGTGTTGAAGTAGACGCTGTTACTGACATAAATCAAGATTTATTAGACGAGTTAGCTATGTATGATACTTTATTAACAACTCAAGAACATACGGTAGATGAAATATTAACAGCGTTAAATGAAACTGGCGCTGAACCGACGGTCGTTAGTCAAACTACAGAAGCCACATCTACAAGTACTGAATCGAACTTTAATGCAAAATGGCTTACACCAAATATTGGTACTGGTAAATTTGAAGAATACATGTATATGCATACTTGTAGTAATGGAGGACCTTTCTCTGTTGGTGGACAAATGTATATTTCTGGTGGAACAACACCTACTGCATCAGCTCCACTTACATGGTATATAGCATCATGTGAAACATTTGATATTACGTCTATACCGGTTAATTTAGACCTTTTTGCGACCAACGAAGATTTAGCCAACACTACTAGTAACATAAATACACGTATTGATCAAGCACAATCAACAATAACACAATTATCTAATATGATCTCACATTTAGTTACAGATGAAAATGGCGGATCATTAATGACTCAAACTCCAGATGGCTGGACATTTAATATGTCTACTATCAATGGAAACTTAAAAGCCATTGAAGATGCGATGGTTATTATGAAAGACGATCAAAACGATTCGAATGATGCTTTACAAAAATTAATAGACTTAGTTGATAGTGTTACTAAGAAAACCGCATATATAACAATGTCTACGGATGACAATGGCGATCCATGTATTGAATTAGGTAAATCAGATAACGAGTTCAAAGTTCGTATCACAAATACCGCTATTGATTTCTTGGAAGGTTCAACTAAGATAGCTTATGCAAATAATAATACATTTTATAGTACAAAAATAATAGTTTTAGAATTACAAATTGGTGAAGGTCCAGCTTTCGTTTGGAAAGTTAGAGAAAACGGAAATTGTGGGCTTTCATACATTGACGGATAAAGGAGTGTGAAATATGGCAACAGCGGCAACCGGATGGAAAACCGTCCATAGCACATCAGTAATAGAAGAAACGAACACTACCAAAACCGTAAGAGTAGCATGTTATTGGGTAAACGACGGATGGACTTATAACATTAATCATGTATACGGTTATGTATACTGTATCATAGATGGTGAGAAAGACAAACGAGAAATTTTCACAAACGGTAACGTTAATAGTACATCTAATAGTACTGTTTTATTGGGATATTCTGATTATGTAATACCTAAAGGAACATCCGAAAAGACTGTCGAATGTTACGCAAAGATTTATTCAGAATCATCTTATGCGAGTGGTACTAAATATTCAGAAGCAACAACTGTTAGTATACCAGCTAAACCTTATCACACAATCACATATGATGCTACAGGCGGTACAGGAGCACCCGCTACACAAACTAAATGGTATAGCGAAACAATAACATTATCATCTACTATACCTACCAAAACGGGGCATTCGTTCGCTAATTGGTGTACGAATACTAGTAACACTGGTACTAAATATAATCCAGGTGACAGTTATTCTTCTAATGCAAACTTAACATTGTATGCTATATGGACACCAAACACATACACTGTTACATATAACGCTAACGGAGGTACAGGAGCACCTGCTAACCAAACTAAAACATATGGTGTTGATTTAACTTTAAGTTCCACAAAACCAACTAGAACAAACTATAATTTCTTAGGTTGGTCTACATCTTCTAATGGTGGTGTAGTATATTCGGCTGGTGGTGAATACACAAACAACAGTACTGTTACATTATATGCTGTTTGGGAAATAGCTTATATAAAACCTAGAATCATAAATTTTAATGCTCAAAGATGTAATTCGTCCGGAACTGCTACTGATAGCGGTACTTATATTAAGGTCACTTTTGATTGGGCTACAGATAAAACCGTTACCGAAATCAAAATAGAGTGGAAAACACATACAGATACAACTTGGTCTATCACAACTGTTACGGCTTCAGGTACAAGTGGTTCTGTTAATGAAGTTATAGGATCTGGCGGAATTAGTACAAACCTATCTTATATGGTTAAAGCTACCGTATCAGATAGTGAAGGGTCTACTCCGTCTCATACAGCATCGGTAGGTTCACAAAAATATCCTATTGATGTTAAAAAGGGTGGTAATGCCGTAGCAATCGGTAAAGCTGCGGAGACAGATAATTTATTCGATGTAAATTTGGCTACTAAATTAAATAATGGCGTAGATGTAACTGGGAACATAACTGCTACAGGAACAATTAACGTTAATAGTGGAAAAGCTACGATTAATGGTTCTAATGGAAATATTACCTCTAGTGGTAGTATTGATGCTGTTGGAAACATTAGTACGGACGGTAGTGTTGACGTAACAGAAGGTTACAAACAAAATGGCGTTACGTTCGTAAGACATAGTGGTATAAATACCATAATTTCTGCAGAAAACGGTGGTAACATATATCTTCGACCAAATGGTGATAATAGTGATACTGGTCGTGTAATGATAAAAACTGATGGTACTCTTACTGCTTTTGGTGGTAATACTAGAATCTACGGAGCTAAAGTGTTATACAACAATGCTTCTGGTACTACTGGTACAGTCACTTTGAACGAGAGTGTCGCTAATTATGATTATATAGACATTTTCATGGTGGATAATAACGATTTACAAGGTGGTTATAACAGAATCGCCTCTCCAAATGGATTAGAAGTGGTATTAAGTATGGTTGAACCAAGTTCTACTACGCTCACTTATATAAGAAGAACCCGATATAATATTTCTGGCACTACGATAACACCGAGTACAACAACTGCGGCGTTTACCATGATGCAGAATGGTACGCTATCACACGGAGGCGCTAGTAGTAACTGGTTAAAGATTATAAAAGTAGTAGGATACAAATAGGAGGTCAATATGGCAATAAAAAAACTTATAACATTAGACAACGGAATTCCTGTGAATTATCACAGAGTAGTTAGTATAAACAAGATTACAAATAATAGTAATGTTATTGAAATTGCTTCTTATGTTTCAGAAGAAAAAAGACAAGAGGAATTAGATTACTATAATTCTAATGACGAAAATAAATTAATGAACGTCTATATTAATACAGAATATATAAGCAAAGATTATAACGAAACAGAAACAATAGAAGACGTTTATAATTATTTAAAAACAACAGAAAAATTTAAAGACGCAAAAGACGTATAAAAGGAGGAATCAAAATGGATTTAAATATTTTAAGTGAATATTTTGTAGTAGTGGTTATGGTTGCTTGTTTTGTGGTTGGTTATATCATTAAACACGCAACCTTTTTTAAATGGATTAACAACAATGATATTCCCGTTATTTTAGCAGTAGTAGGAGCTATTGTTAATCCAATTGTAAGCGGTTTATCCGCTGAAACTATCGTGTATGGAGCTTTGATGGGGCTTGCTTCTACAGGTTTACATCAAATGTCTAAAACAGATTTAATTCAAGCGCTTCAACAATTTATTGGAAAGTCTAAGTAAAGGAGTCGTGATCATTTATGGATGAAACACAATTTCTTGGATACTTAGTTCTTGCTGTTATAACCTTAGGCGGTTTTGTAGCAGTGATAATGAAATTCGTTCAACCCATCAATGATTTACGAGTTGTAATTCAAAAGCTGAACGATAGTATAGATGCTATTAATAAACGCAATGACGATCAAAATAAAAAGATTGAAAAGCATGATACACAAATCGACAAATTAGATCATAGGGTAGGTACTCTTGAAACTAAAGTTGGTATGTATCATAAAGAAAAATAAAATTACGGAGGAGATAAGTTATGAGTAAAAGTCCAAATTGTATGAGCAGAAATGGTTGGAAACCAGACATGATTGTAAACCATGTCGCTGAGGGAACGTACGTAGGTACGGTTTCTTGGTGCTGCAACAAAACTAGCGGGGTTTCATGTCACTATGTTAGTGGTAAAAATGGAGAACTTGATAATTTAGTAGATTTAAACAAAGCTGCATGGTGTAATGGAACAAGTACTGAAAGTGGAGCTAAGTATGACTACAGACGTTCTACTAATAGACTAGTTCGTGAAAGAAAAACTAACGCTAACTATTATACTATTTCGATTGAACATGAAGGATATAGCTACAAAGATGGTAAAGGAGCATTAACTGAAAAACAATATGAGACAGTATTAAAATTACATAAAGAGTTAATCACTAAATACAATATTCCAGTTGATAGAGAACATATTGTTGGACATTACGAAATCGCTCCAAAAGAAAAACCTAATTGTCCAGGACCTCAATTCCCATGGGATAGATTAATGAGTGATTTACTTGCTTGGAAAAACGGGTCTACACCTACAGTAACTACTAAAGAAGTAAAAGTAACTCCATATACAGTTAAAATCAATTCTGATGATGGTTTCTTAAACGTAAGAGCTGGAGCAGGAATGAGTTACAAAGTAAATACTACTGTTAAAAATGGTGGGGTTTATACTATTGTAGCCGAGAATGGCGAATGGGGTAAATTAAAATCAGGTGCTGGTTATATTTACTTACCATTAACTAAAAAAGTTACATTAAACAATAATAAATATTATAGCGCATGTGCTAGTAAATATACATCTCTAGTAGACGCTTTAAAATCTATTAATGTAGATAGTTCATATTCAAATAGAACTAAGATTGCTAAAGCAAATGGTATTAGTGGCTATGTTGGTTCACCTTCTCAAAATACAAAAATGTTAAACTTACTAAAACAAGGTAAATTAATTAAAGCCTAATAAAAAGAGGGTCCGTCATTGTGACAGGCCCTTTTATTTTTTCGCGTCAGAATCAGGTACTTTAATGAAAGGAATAACTACTCCCGTACCTAGTATCGGAGCAAGATTCTGGAATAGTTAAGACGGTTAGTTCTAATGGAAGAATAAGAGGTAAAACTCAACGTCATAGGTTCGAATCCTATGCTATTCCTTTTATTTTTATTTTGGTATCAATTAGTACCTCATGAATGGGGCCATAAAAGACCCCAAAATTAACAAACACTGTTATATCAAGGTTTTAAAGTGATATTAATCTTATACGGTTCAAGATGAAATTTCATTCCTTTAGAAGTGGTGGTATTATATTTTTCAGCGTTATCTTTAGTTATTCGTATAGGTGCTGGGCGTTCGTAGTCTATTCTTTCAATGATATCTTTAAGATACTGATTCTTTATTTTAGCCGAAACCGTTGAATCTTCAAGAGCAGCTAAAGCGTCAGCAAATTTTATTATTTTAGTTTTATAATCGACTGGCTTTGGTACAGATTCGTAGGCTTTACACAAAGCGTTTTTAACTTCTTCTCTTTCTTTTAGTAATTGTTCATTTAAAATTTTAAATACATGTTGTGGCATACGTTTATCTGGATCAGGATCAGCTTGTGTTTTCCATTGTGATATTTCCTGAGCTTCAAGATCTTTTAATTTCTTTTCAAGATTGTCTATTAAATCTTTGTGTAATTTAGAAGAGTTATCTTGATCATTATTTATTCTAACTTCAAAATCAGCAATACAATCTTTTAACGTACAGCATATATAATCTAATACCTCTCTAAAGTCAGCAGAACCAGTCTTACAATGAACTTGATTATTACATACTAATTTCGGAGGAGCAAATTCTTTACCGTCTTTATTATATGTGTTATAACCTATTTTTGCACCACACTTACAATACATAAGCCCACTGAATGGGTTTTTAAGACTGGTATCAGGTTTAGTACGATGTCTCTTACCTTTTATTTCTTTTGCTTTATTAAATAATTCTTCAGACACTATACCATCATGTTTACCCTCGAATACAAGATATTCGTCAACTTTAGCTTTTGGTCTAAGTTTTTTGACTTCTTGATCTTCAACTACTCTTACTGTTTTTCTCCAATTCCAACGTACGCATCCTATATAATGCACGTTTTCCAAAATATCGAATATCATAGCTGGTTTCCAAACAGATAAACCAGTTTTAGTTTTAATATTCATTGATTCCAAACGTCTGCATATAGCGGTTACGCCTATATCATCATTACAATACCAATGAAAAACTAACCTTACAATATCAGCTTCGTCTTTCTTCTCAGTCAATGTCCAACATTCTATTTTATTATTTTTATCTTTTATTGGAACCCTGGTAAATCCGAATGGAGCTACTGATCCGACGTAATTACCTTCTTTAACACTTGCTAATTTTCCTCGTCGTTGAATTTTCTTAAAGTATTCGAGATACTCATTACCTCGTTTCAATTCTCTTTCAAAAGCATCTCTATCATACTCGTCACGTAAATCATATATTTTATGAGGAGTGATTACGTACGTATTTGAGTATCGTAATATTTTGATTAAGCGACCAGCGTCTTCTAAATCACCACGACTTAAACGTTGAACGTCTACTACCATTACTGCTTTAACCGCAGGACTCTCTACAGCTTTTAATAATCTAAGCATTTCTGGTCGGTCATCAATTGTTTCAGAACTACCCACTTCTTTATATTTATTCTCTTCTGGTATTGGTCCGCCTAAATGTTTTGATGCATATTCTTCTAATATTTTACCATGACGTTCTAACACCTCTTCTACAGAAAGTAGAGGGTCATCCGAACGCGACTTTCTATCATATTCTAATACTTCATAACTATAAAATGTTGGATAATCTTTATACATGATGTATACCCCTTTGTTGAAAAATTTTCACTCTTTCCTCACAATTTTGAGACTTTTATATAATATACTTGGAACAGATGTTCCTATACGAAAGGTGAGATTTATGAAAGAACAATATATTTTACAAATTAACGAACAACTTGAAAATTGTAACGATATTGCACTTTTAGACTTGATACTTCAAATATTAAACAAAAGTGTCTAATAAAATCTTTAAACTATTAATTTGAGCTTTATCTAGAGAGACAACTTTATTAACAACTTCCATCAAATCTTTATTCATTCTTATTTTGACAATGATATCCGCTAATAAATCATTGTCTTTTTGTTTTTGTTTAAAATCCTCAATCAGATCAGACTTTGAAACTCCAAAATAAGCAGCCATTTTTTCGATATTATCTATTCTTGGATATTTGTTAGCATTCACCCAATCAGTCAAAGTTGAATAAGGTATATTTAAAGCCCTAGCAATCTCCTTTCTATCCTTTCCACTCATACTTATATATTTCCTTAAATTCTTAGCTAATATATCTTTATTTTCTATAGTCATTGGTTTAACCTCCCTTCTTATATTATAAGTTAATAGAAAAACGCTTAAAAGACAAATAATATGATTCGAAAAAACATTTTAAGCGTTGACAAAGCTATTCTAGAATAGTAATATTTAACCTAGATTAACGCTTTATGCGTTTTATAAACACATTTGAGTATATTTTTTTTGAGAAATTATTACGCTTTTAGCGTTATAAGGAGTCGATAAATGAAGAGAAAATACGTATATGAGAATGCAATTATTTATATTTCAAATACAGATATTAATTATCAAAGATTACATAATGCTACAGAAAATTTTATGAAAAAAGTATTAAAGGAGAAAACAAATGGCAACTATAATTCGTCCGGAGATTTCAGAGAAAAATAAGTATTATATTGATAAACATCGATACTATGAACTAAAACACTTCTGCTTACAATACAAGGAATGGAAGAAGATTTATGCTTTGTGTAATGAAACAATTATATTTACATCTAGTTTAGACAGAACAGCATCATCAAATACCCCATCAGATTTGACTGCTAAGTACGCTATAAAAAGAGTAACTTATTCTGAAAAAATTAAATTAATAGAGGAAACTGCGAAGAAAGCAGACGAACTATTATACCCTTATATTTTGAGAGCCGTTACTGAAGGTTTGTCTTATACATATCTTAAATCTAGATTAGAAATACCTTGTAGCAGAGATACATACTACGATAGATACAGACGATTCTTCTGGTTATTAAGTAATGGGAGAAACTGATTCGCGTGAAAAACAACTCCTATAGTGAGGAGAGTGATTAATATGTTGTTATATTTATTAATCGGTTTAATAATTGGCGCATTAAATGCTATTCGTGATTATAATGCCATAGCATCAAACTTTAACAGAAATGAAGAAGTATGGTTCTTAGTATGTATAGTATGGCTTATAGCGTTGAATGTTATATTATGGCCGATCACATTAATAGAAACAGCTATAAAACTCGTAATTAAATTGAAGGGTCTTCAATAGACTCTTCCTTTTATTTTCGCGAAAAATACAGTCCCTATAATGAAAACAATAACTAACGAAAGAGGGATTTTATCATGAAAAAACTTATTAAATTGTTAGCTGTAATTATTGACTTGGCGTTCATTCCAGTCAGAATTCTTGTAGCAGTACAAATGCTTGTATGCGGAAGTATTTTACACGGATTCGACTTGAAAGAATCACTTAAGGAAATGTTTGGAGCAACTATTTATCTAGTAAAAACAGGATTTAAACCAACTTTGGAGGATATTTTCAAAGATTAGGGCTTCGGCCCTTTTGTTTTTCCGTACATAGGTTACGAATAAGAATGTTATTGTTTTAAGGTAATAAATAGAAAGGAGGAAAACATGGTATTTATATTTTTCATAGGAGGAGTAATATTAGGAGTTATAGGAACTCTTATATACCGATCTAGAGAAAGAATACACGGAGTAGTTCACATCGATCACAAAACAAAGCAATGTACATGTAATCTAATCAGTGATGAAGTGATGAACGTTAAGAAAAAAATCGCAGTATTTATTATCAACCATCAGGCCGAAATTTCGCGTGAAGAACAAGGTCTATAATGGGGGAAAATGTATAATTCACTTAATTTAGGAGGAAACAAAAATGGAAGAAACTAAAAAAACTTTATGGTCTGATTACAAAGCAGTCAGTGATCAAATCAAGGAACTTAAACCCGACGATGCAAAATACGAGTTATTACTTGAGGAACGAGATAAGATTCGTAACGAGTTAATCAAACTTGAACAGGCTAACCTGGATGTAGAATTGAAAAAGCTACAGATAGACGCTGAAAACAAGAGAGAAAAAGTTCGTAACGGAATCACAATCGGTACCTTCACAGTAACAACATGTGTTAGTATCTGGACGGTAATTAAGACATTCAGATTCGATCAAGACTCTACTGTAACCAGTACATTAGGTAGAACTAGTATCACCAATGTTGTGACAAAAATGTTTAAGCGATAATACAAAAACTCAAAGGGGAGGTATCTTACAGATACTTCTCTTTTATTTTTCGAGGAGCAGCAATGAGATATCACCATGAGAAACCAACGCATTACAGCAGTATTTATGGAGAAACCTATGAATGTAATCATCCAGTATATGATAAATGTACGTTATATAAAATAGGAAATAAAGGATTGGCTGTAATTCAACAAAGATTTAACATACATACTAAAGCAACTAGATGGACAGACATAGATCCATGGTTGACTGATACATTATATTTACACCAAGGTTTTAAAGAGTTTTTCGATGAACGTTCTGGTGAATGTACGGACGGTTTGTATCCTACAGTGACAATTCGACAAATAATGTGGGCATTAAAAATGAAACCTATAAAACGGTCACGTTGGGAAACATGTTTTGATAGGCGAAGTATATAAATTCGCGTAAAAAACACCTTCTATAATGAAAACATTAGGAGGTGAATACTAATGAGTAAATGGATTAAATGGGTATTAGTAGGCGTAGGAGGTTTATTAATAGCAATTATATCATTTATGTTAGGTAAAAAATCTAAATAACATGTTTCAAATTTAGGGGATCTTATGATCCTCTTTATTTTCGCGAAAAAAGCAACCTCTTTAATGAGAAATAAAGAAAATTAAGGAGGATTTTAAAATGATATTATTTACAATTTTAGCATTAATATTACTATTATTAATAGTTGTGGTGGTTGCTGTAACTAGCGTTATAGGAGCTGGAGCAATAATAATATTTGGTGATGTTATTGTATGTATATTTATATTAATATTCATTATTAAGAAATTATTCTTTAATAAGAAATAATTCTTAGAATATCGAGCGTTTACGGACGCTCTTATTTTTAGACTTCGCGAGAAATTCAAGCCCTATAATGAAGAGAAAGGAGAGATCTATTATGTTCAAATTTATTAAAAATTTAATTGTAGCATGTATTAGTTGGTTCTTTGTTACTTTAGCCGTAGGCTTTGGTACAGAGGCCGGTAAGGATGTATACAAAAAGTTTAAAGAAAAAAGAACAAAGGAATCTAAAGAAAACTAAGAGGCACAGTGGCAACATTGTGTCTTTTGTTTTTGAATAAAGAAAGGAGAATGAATAATCATGAATAAAACACAATATTTTCTAAGAAAACATTCATCAACTATTCTTACAGTCGCAGGAGCAACAGGTGTCGTAGCAACAACAGTCTTAGCAGTAAAAGCAACGCCTAAGGCTATGAAATTGTTAGAGGAGGCCAAAAAGGACAAAGGTAGCGATTTAACGCCTGTAGAAGTCGTAAAAACGGCTTGGAAGCCATATATTCCAACCGCTATGGTTGGGTTATCTACAATGGCTTGTATTTTTAGTATTAACTATTTAAGTTTTAAAAACCAAGCGTCTTTAATGTCTGCTTATGCATTACTAGATAGTTCATACAAAGAATATCGTGAGAAAGTAAATAGTGTTTATGGTGAAGAAGCAGATGTTAACATCAAACACGAAGTAGCTAAATCAAAATTTGATAATACTTTGACATTTGATGATGAGAAAATGATGTTCTTCGATTATTACTCTATGAATTGGTTTGAATCAACAATGGATAGTGTTTTACGTGCAGAATCAGAGTTTTTAGAAATTCTAGAAAACCGAGGATATGCATGTATTAATGAATATTATGATATTTTAGCACTTCCACATGTTGAATTCGGATACCAATTGGGATGGTTTGCGGTAGAAAATAATGATCCATATAACTGTCATGAATTAGAGTTTAATTATGAAAAAGGTGTTATGCCTAACGGAAAAGAATATTGTATTATTTCTACTAATATGCCACCAGCTGCTGATTATATTTTATAAGAATCAGTACGCAGGTTACGAATAATCATGTTAAATTGATAACAAATCGCGGGAGTTACAAACCCTATAATAGAAAGGAGATGTAGATTATGAACAAAGATAATATTGTAAAAGTTGCTAAAATCGGAGGTATGCTATTAAGCATTGGCGGTATGGTATTAACGTCATGGGTTAGTAGCAAAGAAAACGAAAAAACATTACAAAAATTAGTTGAAGAACATCTACAAAAATAATGAATAAGGGGAGATCTTAATGGTCTCTCTTTATTTTTGGTTATTTATATTTGAAAGGAGAATTAAAGAGAAATATGAAAGTACCAAATTTCATTAAAACCACTAGGAGTTTCTTATGCAAACATAGTCCAGCAATTCTTACTGGCATTGGTGTAGCTGGAATGACTACGTCAACTGTATTAGCTGTTAGAGCTACTCCAAAAGCAATGATGCTTATAAATCAGGCTAAGGAAGAAAAAGGCGATGATTTAAGTAAAATTGAGACTATAAAGGTGGCTTGGAAACCTTATATTCCAGCAGCAGTTACTGGTGTTATGGCAGTTTCTTGTATTATTGGAGCAAGTGCTGTTAACTACAAACGTAATGCAGCGTTGGCTACAGCGTATGCTATATCTGAAAGAACACTATTAACTTATAGAGATAAAGTTATAGAGACTATTGGAGAGAAAAAAGAGAAAGAAATACAAGGAAAAGTGTCTCAAGCTGAGGTGGATAAACGTCCGGTGTCTAGTTCACAAGTAATTATCACACCTAAAGGTAGTACATTATTCTTAGAAACAATATCCGGACGATATTTTAAATCTGATATTGAGTCTATTAGAAAAGTCGTTAATGAACTTAATAGAGAAATGACATACGGTAACTATATATCTTTAGATGAATGGTATTACAAACTAGGACTTGAATCAACTGAGACTAGTTCTCGTATGGGATGGAATTTAGATGACGGATTATTAGAAATAGATTTTGATTCATGCATAGCTAAAAACGATGAACCATGTATTGTCATCAAATATAGAATTGCGCCTAAATATGACTTTGATAAGTTGTTTTAGATTCGCGAAAAATACAATTACTATAATGGAAGAATAACATTCTTCAGAAGGAGGAAATATATTATGGAAAACAAAATTATGGAAGGACAAAATCAATTATGTCAAGGAGTATCTACTTCTAAAGGAAAAGGTGTTGGATTAGCACTTGGAGCATTAGGTGTTCTAGGAGGTATTGTAACAGCTGTAGTACTTAAGAATAGAAAGAACAAAAACAAAGTTGAGGATGAAAATCCAGTTGTTGAAAATAATGAAACAATCGTTGAAGAGTAATTCTAGAAGGGAGGTATCTCACAGATACTTCTCTTTTATTTTTAATCTAAAAATATGAAAAGGAGAAAAGAATAATGAACGATTATAAACCAAATTCAAATCGATTCAAAGAGGAACAAAAGAATGAAGAACGTGAAAAGAAAGTAGAGAAAGTTGTAACTGGGCCTGTTACTACTCGAAAGAAAAGCGGTCTTCAAAAATTTGCTTCTGAGTTTATTTCAGAAGACGCAAAGAATATTAAATCTTATGTGTTTGGAGAAGTACTTATTCCAGCAATTAAGAAAGCTATCTCAGATATTGTTAGAGATGGTATTGATATGATTCTGTATGGAGGAAGTAATCCAGGATCAAAACGTGGTCCAGCTAGTACAGTGTCGTATAGAAATTATTACGATAAAGACGGTAGATCTTCAAGAGATTATAGATCAGCTACTGTAGGTGTTAGATATTCTTACGACGATATTGAACTTAGCAGTCGTGGAGAAGCTCAAGAAGTACTAGATAGAATGGATGAACTAATCGATAATTACGGAGTTGCTAGTGTAGCCGATTTATACGATTTAGTAGGTGTTACTGGTAATTATACAGATAATAAATACGGTTGGACAAGCATTCGTAGCGCAGAAGTGTTACGTACAAGAGATGGTAAATATGTAATTAAAATGCCTAGAGCAACAAATATTGATTAAAAAAAAATAAAGGAGAATGATTTATTATGAAAACAGAAATTATGACAAAAGCTAGCAGACTATTCCATACTGCTGGTTTACAAATTAAAAAACATAGTCCTGAAATTTTCATGGTTGCAGGAATTGCAGGAACAGTAGCAAGTACAGTAATGGCTTGTAAAGCAACTACTAAAGCGACTGGATTATTAGAAGAAGCTAAAAAGGAAATTAAAGCTATTCACACTGTTGCTGAAAGAGACCAACAATATTCAGAAAAAGATTTACAACAAGCTTTAACTGTTTCTTATGCTAGAACAGGAGTTAAATTAGTTAAATTATATGCACCGGCAATCGCATTAGGTACATTATCTATTGCTAGTATCTTAAATGGACATAGAATTCTTAAGAAACGTAACATCGCTTTAGCTGCAGCTTATACAGTTGTTGATAAAGGATTTAAAGACTATCGTAAAAACGTAGTAGAACGTTTCGGTAATGAAGTAGATAAAGAGCTTCGTTATAACATTAAAGCTAAGGAAATTGAAGTTACAACAGTTGATGAAAACGGTAAAAAGAAAACTAAAAAAGAAATCGTTAACGTTGTTGACCCTAACCATATTTCAGGTGTAAGTGAGTATGCTAGATTCTTTGATGAAACTTGTAAAAACTACACTAAAGACCCTGAATACAATTTAATGCTTTTAAGAAACTTACAAAACTATGCTAATGACTGTCTTAAAGCTAGAGGACACCTATTCTTAAATGAAGTATACGATATGATTGGTATTCCTAGAACTACAGCAGGTCAAGTAGTTGGATGGATTTATAAGAAAAATAACGATAAAGGTGATAACTACGTAGACTTCAACATTTATAATGGTAGCGAACGTAGCAGAGCTTTCGTTAACGGCTACGAACGAGCTATTCTATTAGACTTCAACGTAGACGGACCTATTATGGAAGACTTACCAGAATCAATTTAAATAATCGAAAGGGGATAATCATATGACAGGGAGAGATCTAATTATTTATATTTTACAAAATAATTTAGAGGATAAACCAGTATTCGAAAATGGACGACTTCTAGATTTTATGAATATTCAAGAAGCAGCTTTAAAATTTGGAGTTGGTACAGCTACTGTAGAATTCTGGTACAGAGCAAATATGATTAAAGGTATTACAGTCGGTGAAAACATTTATATTTTACCTGATTCTGTACCTGTAACGCTTTACGAACAAAAATAAGAGGTGACGATATAAAATGAAACTCATATCATACACATTAACGGCTTTAGCAGGTTTGTGTTTTGCGAGTGGAATGATTATATGGTCTAACAAAGGGGATAACCATAATGGAGCGATTAGAAATACTTCTAGCATTACTAGATGAATCATTAGATACAACAAGAAAACGTCATATAGTAGGAGGTGTTTTAATGAGCGTTTCATTATTCTTTGGTGGTTTAGCTATCACCATTTTTACTATAAATAGAGAGGAAAGAGAGGATAATTATGAATAAAGCAATATTATTCGTAGCAGGAGCAGTTGCTGGTTCACTTGTTACTTGGAAACTAGTAGAAGCGAAATACAAACAAATCGCCGAAGAAGAAATAGCTTCTGTTGTTGAACATTATAAAAATAAAGAACAATTAATGCATGATTTAGAATTAAATGAAGAGAAAAATATTACGGAGGAAACAACTACTGCTTATAACAATTTAGTAGCTGACTTAGAATACGTAAGTGATGAAGCTACAGTAATTGTGGAGTCAAATGAAGAACAATTCGAACCTTATGTGATTAGTCCTGAAGAATTTGGTGAAAAGGAAGGATATGATACCAAATCTTGGACATATTATGCAGATCTAGTACTAGCTGACGAAGATGACGATAAAGTTATCGAACCAGAAAGTATAATAGGAGATGGATTAAATCACTTTGGCGACTTCGAAGATGATTCAGTATATATCAGAAATGATAATAATGAATGTGATTACGAAATCTTAAAATCTGAAAGAACATTCAGTGAGATTAGCGGGGAGGCTATTTAATGCCATTTCAAAAAGGAATAGAAGGAGAATATTTTGAATGGTTATATAATTATGTTTGCAAAGGGAGATCACATAATAAAATATCGTATATAAAATTATTTGAATATTTACATCGAGTAGAGTTTACATTCTCTATTCCTAATGATATCAACCGAGCTAGAGACGGTGTCGATTTAAGATACCGTTTCGCTATGCTCAATGATGATGAACGTATATTAGGTGAATTAGACGGGCCTTGTTCTGTTTTAGAAATGATGGTTGCTTTAGCGATTAGATGTGAAGAGTCTATTATGGACAATACTGCTTATGGCGATAGAACAGGTCAATGGTTCTGGAGTATGATGAATACTTTAGGTATTAGTCATATGTCTGATGATATTTTTGACATTGAATTAGTCGAGGATAGTATAAGTAGATTTTTAGAAAGAAGATATGAACCTGACGGAGAAGGCGGTCTATTCCGTATAATCGGATGTGAGGACGACTTACGAGAAAGAGAAATATGGGTTCAGCTTTGTTGGTATTTAGATAATTTTATTTAAAATGGAGGTTAAAATGATAAATTTAATAATTGAAGATGGAAAAGAAAATGAAAAAGCAAGATTTAAAATAAAAAGACGAGACAGAAAATATCGTTTTGAAATGTTCATGGCTGCTATGGGAACTTATTTATTAATCAAAACAGTTATGAGACATGAAAAAGATATTGTTAGTATTAAGAAAGTAATCGAGGAGATGAAGTCGAAAGGAGAATAAGTGTGGTAGATTTTTTAATCATATCAACGCGTTCTACAAAAAGTGGTGTAGATATATATCCTAAATTTCGACTATATCCTAAATCTCAAGATTTGATGATCAGAGGTGGAGACTTCTATGCTGTATGGATTGAAGAACTTGGTTTATGGTCCACAGACGAAGATGATGCTCTATCAATTATCGATTCTGAGTTAACTAAATTTGCTGATGAGTACAAAGTAAAACATCCGGACGCTCATTTGAACATATTATATACTTGGGATTCTACCACTGGTACTATCGATTCCTGGCATAAATATTGTCAGAAGCAAAAAAGAGATTCATTCTCTATGCTAAATGAGAGTATTATATTTTCAAATAGTGATACTAACAAGAAAGATTATGCAAGTAAACGACTTCCATATCCATTAGAAAAAGGTAATATAACAGCATATGATAAAATTATATCTACCTTATATACGGAAGAAGAGCGACATAAAATTGAATGGGCTATTGGTTCTATCGTAACAGGTGATTCAAAACACATTCAAAAGTTTCTTGTTCTTTACGGTGCAGCAGGTACAGGTAAATCAACTATCTTAAACATAATTCAACAATTATTCGAGGGTTACTATTCAGTCTTTGATGCAAAAGCATTAGGGTCTGCTAGTAACTCTTTTGCGTTGGAGGCGTTTAAATCGAATCCTCTTGTAGCCATTCAACATGACGGTGATCTATCAAGAATCGAGGATAATACTAGACTTAATAGTTTGGTTTCACACGAGCTTATGACTGTTAATGAAAAGTTTAAATCCACATATTCTAATAGATTCAAATGTTTCTTATTTATGGGTACAAATAAACCTGTAAAAATTACAGATGGTAAATCAGGTCTTATCCGACGATTAATTGATGTTACACCATCTGGAAACAAGTTACCCGCTACTGAATACAAACGACTTGTAAAACAAGTGGAGTTCGAATTAGGAGCAATAGCTTGGCACTGTAAAGAGGTATATTTAGAAAATCCGGGTGCTTATGATCACTATACACCTATTGCAATGATGGGCGCTTCGAACGATTTCTACAACTTCGTAGTTGATGCTTATCATGTATTTAAAAAGGAAAACGGAACAACTTTAAAGGCCGCATGGGAAATGTATAAGAATTATTGTGATGACGCAAAGGTAGCGTATCCATTATCTCAAAGAGCTTTTAAAGAAGAACTTAAAAACTACTTTAAAGAATATGATGATAGGTTTAACTTTGAAGATGGGTCAAGAGTTAGAAGTTACTATAGAGATTTCAGAATTGATATTTTCGAAACTGAAAAAAAGCCGGAGGGTAAAAAACAGAAAAACATTTCACATCTAATAGATTTCAAAGAGCAGGAATCTATATTTGATAAGGAATGTGCTGATTGTCCTGCACAATACGCATCTGCAAAAGAAACACCTAGTAAAAAGTGGGACGACGTTAATACAACGTTAAAAGATATCAATACGTCTAGAACACATTATGTTAAGATACCCGAAAAACATATTGTTATAGATTTTGATATTAAAGATGAGAATGGTGAAAAATCATTCGAAAAGAATCTTGAAGCAGCGAGTAGTTGGCCAGCTACGTACGCAGAATTATCTAAGAGTGGTAACGGAATTCATCTACATTATATTTATAATGGCGACGTTACTAAACTTAGCAGAGTTTACGCAGACAATATAGAAATTAAGGTATTTACGGGTAAAAGTTCACTTCGTAGGCGATTAACAAAATGTAACGATTTACCTATAACGACTATTAGTTCTGGGTTACCTACGAAAGGAGAAAAAAAGATGGTAAGCGCTGAGGTAATAAAAAGTGAAAAGGGTCTCAGACAATTAATCAAGAGAAACATGGAAAAAGAGTTTCATCCTGGGACTAAACCAAGCGTAGACTTTATCTATAAGATATTGGAGGACGCTTACGAAAGAGGAATGAAGTACGACCTTTCAGATATGAAAAACGAAGTATACGCATTTGCTATGAATAGTACTAATCAAGCTGATTATTGTATTAAACTTGTAGGTCAAATGCATTTCAAATCTGAGGAACCATCAGTTCCGGTCAATAGTACTAAAGACAAAATGATATTTTATGATATTGAGGTATTTCCTAACTTATTCTTAGTTAACTGGAAATTAGAAGGAAAGGAAAATGCCGTAGTGCGTATGATCAATCCTTCTCCTAGTGACATTGAGGAACTACTTCAATACAGATTGGTTGGTTTCAACTGTCGTAGATACGATAACCATATTATATATGCAAGATTAATGGGTTATACGAACGAACAGTTATACAACCTATCACAAAGAATTATTAATGGAGATAAGAATGCTTTCTTCGGAGAAGCTTATAACTTATCATACACTGATATTTATGACTTTGCTTCTGCTGGTAATAAGAAGTCTCTTAAGAAACTTGAAATTGAGATGGGTATTCACCATCAAGAATTAGGTTTACCATGGGATCAACCTGTACCAGAAGAGAAATGGATTGAGGTTGCTGAGTATTGCGACAATGATGTTATTGCAACTGAAGCAGCATTTAATTATTTAAAAGGTGACTGGATTGCTAGACAAATCTTAGCAGATTTAGCAGGTATGACAGTTAATGATACAACTAACAGTCTTTCAACTAGAATTATATTTGGTACTAATAAGAAACCTCAAGGAGAATTCTGTTATCGTGATCTATCACAACCTGTTAAGGAATTAGATCCAGAGGTTGAGGAATTCTTAAAAGAGACTAGACCAATTATGATGTCTCAAACTCATGGAAAGGATAAGAGTTTATTACCATACTTCCCTGGATACAAATTCGAAGGTGGTAAATCGACGTATCGTGGAGAAGAAGTTGGTGAAGGCGGATATGTATATGCCGAACCAGGTATGCATACTAATGTAGCCTTACTGGATGTTGTATCTATGCATCCAACTAGTATGGAAGATGAATGTATATTCGGACCTAGATATACAAGACTTCTTAGAGAACTTAAAGCAGGTCGTGTTTGTATTAAACATCAAGATTGGGACGGTCTTAAAAATATACTGGACGGTAAATTAGTACCTTATGTTCAAAAGATTATAGATGGGGAAATCACAGCTAAAGACTTATCGAATGCGTTAAAAACGGTTATCAATTCGATTTATGGTTTAACTGCTGCTAATTTCGAAAATCCATTTAGAGATGTTAGAAATAAAGACAATATCGTAGCAAAACGTGGAGCTTTATTTATGATTGATCTTATGAACGAAGTACAAGCTAGAGGGTTTACCGTAGCTCATATTAAGACAGATTCAATTAAGATTCCGAATGCTACTCCAGAAATCATACAGTTTGTTATGGAATTCGGACAAAAATATGGATATGAGTTTGAACACGAGGCTACGTACGAAAAGATGTGTCTTGTAAACGATGCTGTTTATATTTGTAAACATGATGGTAAATGGGATGCAACTGGTGCTCAATTTGCTGTACCATATGTGTTCAAAACATTATTCAGTAAGGAAACTATTGAATTCGATGATTTATGTGAAACTAAATCTGTTAAATCAGCTATATATTTGGATATGAATGAAAGTCTTCCAGATGTAACTGCTGAAGAAAAAGAGTTGGATAAGTATGAAAAGAAATTCAAAAAATCTGATATTACAGAAGAAGAAATGAATGATATTTATAGTAGACTTAATCCTATTATTGAATCTGGTCATGATTATCGATTTGTAGGAAAAGTTGGTAACTTCTGTCCAGTACTTCCAGGTAAAGGCGGAGGTCTATTAGTCAGAGATCAAAACGGTAAAATGTATAACGTAACTGGTACAACTGGCTACAGATGGTTAGAGTCGGAATTAGTACGAGACTATGGTATGGATTATATTGATAAATCTTATTATAATGCTTTGGTCGATGGGGCTGTAGAAACTATATCTCAATACGGCGACTTTGAGTGGTTTGTATCAGAAGATAAATAATCGCGCAGAAAACACCTTCTATAATGAAGGAGAGTGATTATATGAGAACATGCACACATTGTTCAAAACTAATGACGGAGGGTTATTGTATAGATAACGGATGTGAATATTACTGTAGTGATGAGTGTTTACACGAACATTATACAGAAGAAGAATATCTTAATATGTATGATAATGGCGAAGGAGATAGTTATTGGACTGAATGGGATTGTGATGATATAGAAGAACCGGAAAACGAAGAGTCTGAATAAGGCTCTTTATTTTTATCAAATAAAACTTGAAAGGTGTGCTAACCATGAAAGGCTTAGTACGTAGTTCACAATTATTTATTAAACGCAACGGTTCAACGATTCTTACAGTAGTAGGAGGAGTTGGTGTAGTAACAACTACGGTATTAGGTATTAAAGCAACACCAAAAGCATTAGCATTAATTGAGAATGCTAAAAAACAAAAAGGTGAGAAACTCACTAAATTAGAAAAAATTCAAGCGGCTGCTCCTGTTTATATTCCAACTGTGGTATCTGGAGCGGCTACTTTAGCTTGTATATTTGGAGCTAATATCTTAAACAAACGTCAACAAGCTGGACTAGCTAGTGCTTATGCTTTATTAGATAGCTCTTATAAAGAGTATAAAAATAAAGTTCAAGAGTTATATGGAGAAGAAGCACATAACGCTGTTCAAGAAGAAGTAGCTAAAGAAAAATACGAAAAAATCAAACCAGAATTCGATGAACTATTAGTATATGACGAATTCTCTGGTAACTACTTTTCAACAACTTATATAAAATTAGCTAGAGCCGAGTATGAATTAAATCGTAACATTTGCATGCGCGGTTGGGCTGATTTAAATGAATTCTACGAAATACTAGGTGTAGACGGCGTTGATGGAGGAGATGAATTAGGTTGGTCTGAGGGTGGTAATTTAGCAAGATATTGGCAAGGTTGGGTAGATTTTAGTCATAGAACAGCCACTATGGAAGATGGTACTGATTATATGATTCTAACAATCTATCAAGAACCTTATATTTGTTTCGAGGACGACTGTTAAGTTCGCGAAATTTACAACTCCTATAATGAAAGAAATAGGAGGAATTTAAATGGAATTATTAATAGCTGTAATTATTGGAATCGTTCTTGGAGGACTATTAGACACTATATCTAATAAAATCGAAGAAAGAGCTAATAATAACTAATTAAAACAATTTAAATAATTTAAATGAGAGGCACAATTCAAACATTGTGTCTTTTATTTTTATTAAAAATATATTCAAAAAAGGAGAAATGAAAATATGAGAATTAATTTTACAAGAGGAGTATTAGAAATTGAGGATGCTAGAATCATCTACAGAAATTTTTCAGGAGTAGGAAGTAAATTCAATAGAGAAGGGGATAGAAACTTCGCAGTTATTGTACCTAATGAAGAATTAAAAGAAGAATTAGTGGAAGCAGGATGGAACGTAAAGGTTAAACCACCTCGTGAAGAGTATGACGAACCATTTATGTTTATTCCAGTTAAGATCAAGTTTAACGATAGAGGACCTGCAATATATGTTGAATCAGGAGACTCTGTTGCAAGATTAAACGAAGATACTGTAGGGATGATAGACGAAATTGATATTGCTAGCGTAAGTATGGATCTTAGACCATATGACTGGGAAGTTAATGGTAAGACAGGTAGAACAGCATATCTTCAAGCTATGAGAGTAACACAAAACCTTGATAGATTTGGAGCTATGTACGCAGCAGAAGAAAGATCAATTAACTAATTTATATTTTAATAAAAGGGGATAATTAATCATGGGCAACCGAGCAATCATTAAACCAGAAGGAAAAGACATCGGAGTATATTTACATTGGAATGGTGGAATTGATAGTGTTACAGCATTTTTAAAATATTGTGAGCTAAGAAATTTCAGAGATTTCGATGATTCTTATGGAATCACTAGATTCTGTCAAGTAGTGGCTAACTTCTTTGGAGGTAGTTTATCTATTGGTATTTATAGCGGTATCGGTGAGACTAAGTACGATGCTGCACATATTGATAACGGAATCTATATTGTAAAAGGTTGGGAGATTGTAGGACATGTCGGAGAACGTGAACCTAGAGAGGGTTATGACTTGAACGATATGTTGAAAGCCATTGATATTAAGCAACCCGAAAAAGAACAACTTGGAGAGTTCTTAGATGCTGTAGAGACTGATATTTCCGAAGTCAAAGTAGGAGATACAGTATTTGTTCAGTCTATCGAAGGACGATTCGAAAAATGGAAAGTAATTGGTATTGGTGAAGACCGTTTAGTTAATGGTCGAAATGTATTAGGTATTCCATATGTAGATAAATGGACACATGGACCTGATAATCCAAACAATTATATTTTCAACAAAGCACGAGTCTTAAAAGACGAGTAATAAAATACAGGGCCTGTCTTCGGACGGGCTTTTATTTTTGTTGGAGGAATTATGAAAGAGCCGATGATAACGATGCTTAAAATTTACAAACCCTTAGAATTAGGGGTAGATTGGTTGGACTATAAAATTCATAGACCATCTGATCTAACTTTTCATCACATCCAAGAGGCTCGAAATGGAGGTCGTCGAGTATTAGAAAATGGGGCAATATTAGTTAGAAAATCACATGAATATCTAAACTATTTGGATATTTACTATCATGTGGTATACAAAGACCTTAACTATTTGTTTAAGGAATTAAATTCGACAATGCTACCACCAACACAAGAATATTATGATGAAATACATCATGTTTTACAAAAAGTGAAAAAAT